TTATTTATAGAAATTTATATAAAATTTATAGAAAAGTACATAAATATCTATAAAAATATATAAATTTATAGAAATGTGTAGCCATTGCAATCACTAATCTTGTATAGAAAAATCTATAAAAATCTATAAATTTATGTAAAAATATATAAATTTCTATAAAAAAAGTATTGCATTAATTTTGGGTATGTGATAATATAAATAGTGTCAGGGGGACAAGCCACTGGCAAAACAAAAAAAAAATCAAAACACAAAACAGATAAAATTGAATAAAGAAAAGAGAGGTAATTTATTATGATTATTAAAAAAGGACTTGATATTGGAAATGGGTACTGTAAGTATGGAGTAGGAAACAGATTTGCTTCAAAGATAAGACAGGGAACACTTCAAAAGGCAAATGGCTACAACATAAAGCACAAAGCTGAGGTTCATGAGGTAATATATAAAGGAGCTTCTTATGTAGTAGGTGAAGGTCATTCATTCATTTCAGAAGATAGATACTTTACAGAGGAATATAAAATAGCACTTCTAACAGCTACAGCTTTAGCCACACCAGTGGCAAAAAATCCATTAGAAGCTAATCTAGTTGTAGGAATACCTGTAGACCACTACAATAACCAAGCTGATGATGTTGAAGCCTATTTAAATGGCTTAGGAGTTGAAGAAATCACTGTTGATGGTAAGCATTACATAATAGATTTTAAGAATATGAAAGTATTTATAGAAGGAGCATTGCCAATTAGGGATAATGATGATAGACATATAATTACTATAGATGTGGGCATGGGTACAATAAATATCATAGAATGGAGAGAGCAAGAAATAGCTAATCATTATACAAATAATGGTTCTATGAATAAAGTGTATACTGACCTAACACAACTGATTAATGAAAAACATAAAACACATTTAAATCCACCTGATGTTGAAAGATATGTCAGCAATCCAGTTATGAATACTAAAACTGGTCAAGTAAGTGTTGAGAAAGAAGTGGACAGTGCCTTTGATGGTTTAGTATATGATTTAATATCATTCACTAAAAACATTGACTATGTAGGTGCTGATGCTATCCAAGTATTTGGTGGGGGTGCTATTAATACCTTTAAATACTGGAAGAAACACTTCCCAAAAGCTGAATTAATAGAAAACAGCCAATATATAAACCAAGAAGTTTACCAAGCTGTTGCAGAGGCATTATATGAAGATTAGAAAGCCTAGAAAAGATGGAAGATACATAATTAATGTATCTTTCATGGATAATGAACTAGACCTAATTGAGTGGGCTGATAGTCAGGGGAGTTTTTCAAATTATGTTAAGCAATTAATCAGAGATGATATGGCTGGTAGAAGGCCACAGCCCACAGCCATGTCACAACTAAATACAAATCCAACAGGGCTAGATATAGAAGCCCTAATAAAACTAATCCAAAGTCAACAAGGTGCTGGGGCTAATGAAACAGTAGTTACTGCTGAACCAGTAGAGCCACCAAAACCAAAGGCTAATAAAATGAAGATTCAAGGAATAATGAGTAAAAGAAATGAGCAAGGCACTGAGTAATCAGTGTCTTTTTTGTTGTCTAAATTGAAAGATATTTTTCAAAAATTATTGAATACTACTTTTCAAAAATTGCTTCCAAAAAAAGATTAAAAAAATAAATAAAAAGTGTCACAAATAGAAATTAGTCCTGTACCTAAATACCTAAACAAACAATTTGGAGGACAGGAAAAATGGAAATGATAAAAGATTTAGTATCACAAATAGAGGAAATGAAAGAAGGGACTGCTGAAAGTTTCACACAGCTAGTACAAACACAGGCACAATTAGAAGTAATAAATCAGTTTGGATTTATGCCTAGGGCTGAATATGAAGCCCACAAGTCAGTTATAACAGCTTTCAATGGATTCTTAATAAAACAATCTTCTTTATTAGAGGAACTAGCTGAGGAAGTTTCTGAAGTGGCTAAGGAGTTAGAAACAAATTCACATGGGAAACAAATGACTGAAGATGAGGTAAAGGAAGTAATTGATAAGTTCTTTAAAAGCTTAGGTCTTGGAAAGTAGGCACAGCATGAACTTACAAAGACTAAACACTACTAGATTAGAGTTTCTACTGAAACAGAAGGCTTACAGAATACCTAATATAAGAATGACTAAAGCAGAGCAGAAAGACCCTAACTATAGATTAATGGAACAGAATAATAGGGTCTTAGGTAGGAGCTTCCATCACACTTTTGATAAGGCTCATAAAATGCTTGGGAGGATCCCAACACCCCAAGAATTTATTGCCTTTCAGATGAAAGATGTAAAAAAGAGCTATGCCAGTGAAGTGTGGAGGGCTAGAAATAATGTGTGTTTCAAATGGACAGAAACAGTGGAAAAGGGCATTAAGCAAAGACTATTAAGGAGTTACATCTCTTTTATAAATGAACTTCATACAGAGCTTTCTATATTAGAGATATATCCCAACTTTGTTATTAAAAGAAGTGATAAGCTGGACTATGCTGGAATTGATTTAGTTGCCTTAGACTATAAGCATAGAGTATCACATAAATTACATATAACTAAGAACTCAGAGTATGCTATTGATTTCTTGTTTAAAAAGGAAGGGAAACAGTTGGACTTTAAACAGGAAAAGGGTCAGATGTTTGCTAGACCTAAATGGACTAAGATAAATCATCAAATATATAAAGAAAGGGACTTCACTGGTCACACTTTCCTTTTATATGATGAAGTGGAATCAGATAGTACTAAAATAGTGAATGGTTATGCTTTATTTAAAAAACAATATCTTATAAATAAAATACAAACTAATACCCAGTTAAGACTAATGGAAAGAGAAACAGAAAAGACAGCCTAATAAAGCTGTCTTTTTTTTATTACTCAGAATCCCATTTAATTTAAGTTTTAAACTGCTGGAAAATCAAGGGTCAAAATAATTGATCCTTTGACCACAGATGGTCACAGATAAAAATTAACACTGTACCTATACACCTGTAAAAAACAAAAAGGAAGGTGATTAAATGTTCAGTGAAAATTGTATGTTTAATAGGAAATGTAAGAATAAAGATTCAGAAAGATGCTCTAGGTATTGTTATCCTTTTGTGATGTTACATGGCCAAGATGGGGCTTCAGGCTTTTGGACAGCTTCAGGAATACCAGCCAAGTATAAAGGATGTTTAATAGATAATTTACCAACCAAAACTGATAACCCTAGAGCCTACACAATAGCTGAAAAATATGTTTCTAATATATCAGCTTATGTTGAAGAAAGGGGGATGGGGTTATTCTTATTTTCTGTACCAAGCAAGGAGAATACTTTTGGAACAGGTACAGGAAAGACTACCACAGCAATTACAATCTTAAATGAGTATGTGCTGGCTTCAGTAAAATTACACCTACAAAAGAAAAAGGAATTAAAACAGAATCCAGCTTTATTTATAAAAGCTTCTGAGTTTCAAAATAAATATAATGCACAGTTTAGAGGGTCTGTGGCAACACAGCAACAAGCTTCTGATGTGTTTTATAAGTTTAAAAATAGAATGAAGAAGGTTGAGTTGTTAGTGGTAGATGATATTGCTATTAGAGATACAACTGAAGCATTTAAAAATGAACTATTTGAAATAGTTGATTATAGAGTGACAGAAGGGTTAGCCACTATATATACATCTAATCATCCTTTGCCTGTGGTAAAAGAGTTACTAGGGGATAGGATAGCATCAAGAATAGAAGGTGACTGCTTCCAAGTTGCTTTTACAGGAAAAGACCACAGAAAGGGAGGGCTGTTTTAATGGCTAATATAGAAAATAGATTATTAAGTAAATTACTAGATGAAGGGAACACAGCTGTATTAAATAAGTTCAATATAACTACAGCAGACTTTACCCTACAAAAAGATACATATTTATTCATTAGAAGATATATCAAAGAGTTTGGACAGGCTCCAGCCTACACTGAAGTAGTTGCTGAATGTCCTAATTTTGAATATATGCCTGAAATCCCTGATAATGTGGCTTATATGTGTAAGAAATTAAAGTCAGATAATGCCAAAAGAAGGTCTTTTGAACTTCTACAAAAAGAAGCAACTGAAAAATTCAGTACTTTAAATGGGTCAGAATTTATAAGCTGGTTACATGAGGAAACTTCTAAGATAAAAGAGGTGACAAGTTCAGAAGTATTTGCTGGGACTAACTTTGCTACAAATGGAGCAGAAAGAAAACAATGGTATATGGAGAGCAAGGAGCAAAGAACCTATCAATATATACCTACACCTTACCCCTCACTTACTGAGTGGCTTGGTGGAGGCTTTGAGCTTGGTGATTATGTTTTACTTCAGGCATACACTAACAGGGGTAAATCATGGATTGCTTCAGATATAGGAATCAGTGCATGGGCTTCAGGTCAAGGTGTTCTTCATTATTCTCCTGAGTTATCTAAAAAGCAACAGCTTCAAAGACTAGACACTCTACATGGTCACTTCAGAAATAGTGAGCTAAAGGTGGGGGATCTGCAACAGGAAGCACAATATTTAAACTACTTAGAAAGATTCAATGATGATGTTGACACCCCTTATATAGTAAAGACTATGGGGGACTTACCAAAAGGATTATCAATAGAAGGTATAGAAGCAGACCTTCAGATGAATCCCAATATCAAGATGGTTATAATAGATGGTTTTGGCCTTATGAATCATAAAGGGGCTGATAGTAACAGAAACAACATGACTAATACTTCAAGGAGATTAAGACAACTATTTGGAAAGTATGGTGTGGTTGGTGTAGTTGTTCATCAGGTTCCAACTTCAGCAGAAAAAGAAAATAGGTCAGAAGATGAAACAGGGTCAAGAATAGTTGAACCTCCAAGGATTGACCAGTATTCAGAAACAGTTGCAGTTATTCAGGATGCTTGTACAGTGTTAAACTTTGACCAGCACCAAGGGGTGGGTAAGATAAGACTGGCTAAAGCAAGAACACCCCATGTAGATGAAATATTGGAACTACAGTGTGATTTTGACCTTGGGTACATAAAAGAGCCATCTATAGTAGATTTCATATAAGGAGGATTTAATGAGTACAGCAGATATAATAAATAATCATATAAATGGAAGATAGGGAGCCTAGAGCTTCCTTTTTTGTTGTTCTAAATTGAAAGATACTTTTCAAAAATGGGGGGTGGGGGAGGTCTGTCACAGTCAGGAATTAAGCTTGAACCTATAGACCTGAAAACAGAAGAAAAGAGGTCATAAAATGGAAAAATTAAAAGTAAATGGTTATATGATTGAAGTGGATTATCCAGCAGAGTTGGAGCCATACATGGACAGACTAGAGAAGGTAAGGGTAAGGGGTGAAAAGGTTCAAGCCTGTAGCCCTTTTAGGAATGAGAACCACCCATCTTGGGCTGTTAATTTAGATAATGGTAGTTGGGTAGATTCAGGGGCAGATAATGAATCAGATAGAAAGGGGAGCTTCACAACACTATTAGCCCACTTTAGGGGTGAGAGCTATGAAGATACAGCTAACTATCTATTGGATAAATACACACATCTATTAGATAATACAGAAGGGTTACAGTTAAATTTAAAGCTTCAAGTGGAGGTCCCTGAAGTTGCTGTTTTGGGTCAAGAAAAATATGAGGATGTAGTTGGGAAACCTTCAGTATATCTTTTAAGTAGAGGAATATCTGAACAGGCTCAAAGGCAACTTGAAACAGGTATTGGAAAAGAAGGTGATGCTGTGGCTATCCCTTGGCATGATAGCAAAGGAAGAATTATCAATATAAAATATAGGAGTATGCTTGGTAAAGAATTTTGGTTCAGCTCAGGTGGTCAGCCAATCAAGGACCATGTGTATGGTTTGTTCCTAATTAAGCAGTATAAGATAAAAGAAGTATGGGCTGTAGAATCAGAAATAGATGCCTTGTACTTATGGTCTTTAGGCTACCCAGCAGTTGCTTTTGGTGGGGGATCAATAAATGACAAGCAGAAAAACTTATTATTAAACTCCAGTATAGAAAGGCTGATAATAGCAACTGATAATGACACTGTAGGTCATAGATTTGCTGAAGTATTAAGGAATGAGTTTATGGGGTTCTATCAGTGTTTTAGGATAGCTTTTACTGGTCAGAAAGATGTAAATGAAATGTCTAAGGAACAGGTTGAATATGCCTACAAAAATAAAATTGAATATGGTCTAGCTGTGAAGTTATAAAAGGTATTATTTTCCTTTGACTTGTTGTACAAATTATTGTACTATTATGTTACAGGAAACTGTAACAATAAAGGGAACAAGGGAGTAACTTGATAGACATTTAAATAAATGGGGATAGTTCTGAGTATTTCAGGCTATCCCCTGTATTTCTATGCCTTGCTGTGTTGCTCCTTACTGTAACAGAGATGAAAGGGCTTATTTATTATGCCCTTTTTTTAATCTTTTTTGTTACAGAAAACTGAAACAGAAAGCAGAAAATACTTATTTTGTGTCACAAAGTCAAGTTGCTCCTGAACCTAAGCAACCAAAAGGGACAGGAAGGTAATTAGATATGACACAAAATACAGCAAAACAAAAATTTAAATATGAACTAAATGAGCTTTATGGGATAGCCCAAGATTTAGTTTGCAAAATAAAAGGATTAGAGCAGACAGATGCAAGGGTCAATTTTTTTGTTGGGGACTTAATTGAAGTTACTAAAGAGCTTACAACAAATAACTGTAAAGGGTTCATAAAGAGCAATGGGGCTGATGAATTAACAGTTGAGGACTTATACAGCATAGCTACAGGAGAAGCATTATGGAAGGCTATCAGAGATTTTGATATAAGCCAAGGAGTTTATTTTCTTACATATTGGAAGGTTGTAATAGATGGGCATTTCAAAAATGAATTTGCTAGGGTTACAACTAATAAAATGAAGTTTTATCAGCATAAAGTAACATCTTCAGATAAACCAGTTGGGGATGGAGATACCACATTAATGGACTGTATAGAAGAAACAACAGCAGACTTTTCAGATGAACTGGTTAAGAATATGGTACTGCATGACCTAATCAGAAAGTTTGAATCAGTAGATAAGCATGGAAAGGTTGTTAGGTGTGAAATGATTGGAAAACAAGAATTAAAAACACAGGCAATATTACAGGTGCTTGGTGCTGAAGTTTATGGGAGTAAAGAAAGAAAGCAAGTTCAAAGGGCTAAAAAGAGATTTGCCCAGTTCCTAATAGAACAAGGATTTGAATATTAAAAAAGGAATTTAGTCAGGTCACAGGCTCTCCTGTGGCTTGAACATATACATATATAAGGTTAAAGACCTTGAGATTTAAAACAATAGGAGGAAACAAAATATGACAATGATGTTTACAGCTAGAGGGCAAGAAGCCAAAGAGCAATTAGAAAGAAAGAAAGTAGACTTAAAAAATGCTTATTTAAGAATGAAATCAGGGGATTCAGTAAAGGTCAGAGTAATGTCACCTATAGACTATGTTGAATATTTATCACATTCAAGTTTTACTCATAAGGTTTACACTCAGCCATGTGTTGCAGTAATAGGGAAAGAGTGTCCTTTATGTGAAGCAAGTAAATCAGGTGTAGAAGGATTTGATGTTTTATACCCTAGAAAAAGATATATATTTGTGTTTGCTGATATGGAATCAGGGGAGTTAAAAGCTTTAGATGTATCTAAGAATCAAGCCAAGAAGTTAATAGCAGATATAGAGGAATACAGAGAAGATTTAGATGTATTAGCTTTCAACTTAAAGAAAACAGGAGAAGGAACTAACACAGGATATTCATTAAATCCAATCATAAAAATGAAAGGTAATGACCAAGAGCAATTTGATGCTTGTGAATCTTTAGAGGTTACTGATGAATACTTAAATACAGTGTTAACACCTAGAACAGCAGAGCTTCAAGTTAGGACTTTAAAGGAAGCAGGATTCCCAACAGATGAATACTTCCCACATATACAAATAGAAGAAGAAGGTACAGCAGAAGGAACTTCTGAACCATTACCTTTCTAGTCTAATTTCAAGACAGGTCAAAAGCCTGTCTTTTTTTTTGTTGCTTAAAATTGAAAAGTATCTTTCAAAAAAAGGGGTCAGTCACAAGACCCCAGCACATTTGAACCTAAATAGATAAATATGTAAAAGGAAGGTGATAGTATGGCTACTTTATTCAGTAGGCAAGGGGCTGAAAGGCTCAAGAAAAGAGTGGTGGATGGTCAATCAGAAAGAGGTAACAGATTAGCTGGAGCCTTATATAATCAATTCAATGATTTACACAAGATTGATTTCTATGATGATATTGAAATTGAGGAATTGTTATTAAAACAAAAGGAACATGATTTGGAGCAATTAAAGGACTTCAAGCAGTTACCTGAAGGTTTAATATCATTCTCACCATCTTCAGCTTCAGGGTGTGGTAGAGGACTTTATTTTAAGGCTAAGAAGGTTAAGAAAGATGAAATACTAAGATACCCATACCAAAGAAGGTGGACTAGGAACTCAACAGCAGTACATGAAGCAGTCCAAAGGGATTTATTATATAGTGAAAAGATTCTTGATAATCCTGTTTTTAAGGTAGATAGACTAGAAAGTGGGCTTCCAGCATGGGAACAAAACATCAAGACTGCTAAGGTCATAGAGCATAATGGGGTTAAGTTTGTTTTAAATGGAATGTGTGATGGTATTTTAGTAAATCAATTAGATGATTCTAAAGTGCTGTTTGAGTTCAAAACAAAATCAACAACAATAGGCTGTGTGGGTACTTATAAATTAAAAGGAGTACAGGAAGAACATAGAATACAGGCTGTTGCTTATTCAATCTTATTTGGGATAGATGAAGCAATATTCACTTATGAATCAGTTGCTAAGGATGGCTGGACTAAGGGAGCAGATGCCAAAGTGGATTTAAGAACTTTCTATGTAAAGATTACAGAAGAAGATAGACAGCAGTTACTAGATAAGCTTTCTGAAGTTGCTAAGCAGTTCTATGCTGAAGAAGTTCCAGCTAAAGAAGATAAGTGTTTCTTCTGTCAATACAAAACAGCTTGTATGAAGCAAGAACAGGAGGGGCTAAATGAAAAAGAAGAATAATCAATTAATATTAGCCCTAGACCTATCTTTAAATCTTCCAGCTGGTTGTGTGGCTCAGGTAGTAAATGGTGAATTTAGAGTGCTAGAAATATTTCATGTGGACAATAAGAAGGGCAAACTATCAACACCTGAAAAGTTAGACAGAATTGCTGTTAAATTAAAGGATGTTTTTAAAAGATATAGTCACTTTGATGCTGTTGTTAGGGAGAAGGGTTTTAGCAGATTTGCCAATACTACACAGCTATTATTTAGGGTAGTTGGTGTTGCTGATTTAATTGCTTACCAAGAAGGTGGAATTAAGGTCATAGAGGAACTACCACCTACAGTTGTAAAGTCTATTGTGGCTGGTTATTCTAAAGCAGATAAGCTAGAAGTTGAGGAAGGGGTTAGACAGCTTTTATCACAGGATCAAAAAGAAATAAAATTTTATTCAGATGATGAATCTGATGCTGTAGCTGTTGCCCTGACTTATTGTATAAAGAAAGGACTGTTAAACTAATGAAAATGGATAAAGTTGCTGGAAGTAAAAATGATGAATTTTATACACCAAACTATGCAATAGAACCTATTAAAAAATACATAAATCCCAACTCAAAGGTTTGGTGTCCTTTTGATACTGAGGATAGTCTGTATGTTAAAGAGTTAAGAAAGGAAGGTCATGCAGTCATACCTACCCATATATCCAATGGGCAAGATTTCTTTGAAATGGAAGCCCCTGAATGTGATTATATCATAAGTAACCCACCTTATTCTATGAAGGGGGAAGTGTTCCAAAGATTATTTGAATTAAATACTCCTTTTGCTATGCTGGTTGGAGTGGTTGGGCTATTTGAAAGCCAAAAAAGATTTGAAATGTTTAGGGATAATGATTTTGAAATTATGTATTTAAATAGAAGGGTATCCTACTTTAAGGACTATGAAGATACTAAGCCTTCTATGAATCCACCTTTTTCAAGTGTTTATTTATGTTCCAAAATGCTACCACAACAGATAGTATTTGAGGAAATAAAAAAGACTGTTTAAGAAGGGTTAATTCCCTTCTTTTTTTTTATGGGGGTGGGGGTCACAGCTGGTCTTAATCAGTGAACCTAAATATCTATAACAAAATAAGAAAGGACAGGTGATTTTATGAAGGTAAGACTAACCAAAAAGTGTGATTGCTACACTGGGGATATAGTTTTATACAACAGAAAACCTTGTATGGTGGTAGAGTTCCAAAGACCTTATGGAGATCATAGGTATGGTCTTGTAAGCCTAGAGGGTAGTAATGCTGGTGATGTGGTTGAGGAATTTAATATCATATCAGACATAGACCAAGTTTTAGATGCTGTACTTATACCAAGAAGAAAAGTTTTAATCACTAGGGAGGTAGAAGATGAAGGCAACACTAACAGTTAACACTGGGGCTATGTTCTCAGGTAAATCCACTTTGTTAATTTCTCAGGGTGAAAAACACATGAGAGCTGGGCAAAATGTTTTGTATATAAAGCCTAGTATGGACACAAGGTATTCAGAAGATGAAATTGTAACACATTCAAATCTAAGAGTAAAGGCTGTGGCTGTAGATACTTCTAAACCCTTAGAAGTTGATATAGATGCCTATGAGGTCATACTGATAGATGAAGCACAATTCTTTGATAAAGTGATACTACAATCTATAAATGGGCTTCTGAAGGCTGGTAAAACAATCTATGTATCTTGTTTAGATATGGACTTTAAAGGTCAAGGATTTGGAACAGCTATGGATTTAATGGCTATGGCTGATAAGGTCAATAAGTTGAAAGCTATATGTGAGGAATGTGGTGAAGATGCAGTCATGTCAGGGAAAAGGGTTGAAAATGATTCTGTAGTACAGCTTGGAGCCAAAGACCTGTATGTTCCTTTATGTAGGAAATGCTACTTTGATTTTATAGGGTAGGGGGTGTTGATTTGCTAGAGTTAAAAGCAATAGAAAATCACATTAAGAACCAAGATAGGATAATTGAAGAATTGAAAGATATTATTCAAAAACAAAAACAAGAAATTGAAGAATTGGAAAAACAGAAAGATAGGTGGATGTTATTGTGATAGTAATTGGAGCAATGATAGGGGCTGGTAAATCTAGCTTAGCAAGGCTGTTAGGGGAACACCTAGGGTCTGAAGTATTTTATGAAAGTGTTGAGGATAATCCAGTATTACCTTTATTCTATACAGCCAGTGATGAAGAAATCCAAGCTAAGAGATACCCATTTTTATTACAGCTGTATTTCTTAGACACAAGATTTAAAAGTATCAAACAGGCTTTAACTAATCAAGATAATATTCTTGATAGGTCACTATATGAAGATTGGTATTTTGCCAAAGTAAATAAAGATATGGGAAGAATATCAGACCTTGAATTTGGTATTTATGAAAGCCTATTAGAGAATATGATGGAGGAACTAGAAGAACTGCCTAAGAAAAGCCCTGACCTGTTTATATACCTTTCAGGGAGTTTTGAAACAATACTTGAAAGGATTGCAAAAAGAGGCAGGGACTTTGAAATTGATGAAAGCCTAAAAGATTATTACAGGGCATTGTGGGAAGGTTATGATGATTGGGTGTTTAATCATTATAAGGCTTCAGAGGTCTTAGTTATAGACATTGATAAATATGACTTTGTAAATAATGAAGAAGATAAAAAGGAAGTCCTTCAGTTGATAGATAAGAAACTAGAGGAACTGAGAGATGGAAGATAAAAAGATTATGGAGCTAATCCAAAGAAGAAGACTTCAGATATTGGTTCATTCCTGTATTTATTACAGGTTTGATTCCAACATCATAGAGGATTCAACTTTTGATAAGTGGTGTAATGAGTTGATAAGACTTCAGAAAGACTATCCTGAACTGGCTGACAAGGTTGTTTATGCTAAAGAGTTTAAGAAATTAACTCATGCTTCAGGGTTTGACTTGCCTTTCAATGACCCTTTAGTGGTAAGTAAGGCTATATATTTGCTAAGGCTTAGAGGATTAATCAGCTAAATTGAAAAATAACTTTCAAAATTGGAGGAATATATTTGAGTAGTACATTAAGAAGTAAGACACCAAGGCATCAGAATGACTACTATGTAACACCAATAGATGATGTTGTCCTGTTCTTAAAAGAACTAGAATCTGTTGAAGGTAACATCTTTGAAGGGAAGAAAATACTAGACCCTTCAGCTGGTGGTGATGCTATTAATGTTATGTCATACCCAACAGCTCTAGTGGAGCATATGGGGGTTAATCCAAAGGATATTACAACTATAGACATAAGGCAAGATAGTAGGGCTGAAATTAAGGGTGACTATCTTAAATTAGATATGTCAGATAAATTTGATGTGGTCATAACTAACCCACCTTTTAATCTATCACTAGATATGATTAAGAAGGCATTATCTGAATTGAAAGAGGGTGGCTATGCTATATTTTTAGTAAGGCTGAATTACTTTGGTAGTAAGGCTAGAAAGGAATTTTGGGATACTATCCTTCCTAAATACACTTTTGTTCATAGCAAAAGAATCAGTTTTACCCCTGATGGTAAAAAGGATTCTATTGAGTATATGCACATTGTTTTTAAGAAGGGAGAACACCCAAACTATACAGAGTTGAGGATAATCTAACTCAGGACTTTGAAAATTAAATAATAAGGAGATTGTGAAATGGAAAAGATATTTGGATTTGTTGGAATGTTTGTAATTGTAGGTATTGCCTACCTATTTTCAAGTAACAAGAAGGAAATAAATTGGAAGTCAGTGGGTTGTGCTTTTGCTGGTCAATTAGTTTTGGCATTAGCTTTAATAAAAACACCTCTATGGAAAGTAGTTGAACTTGCTTCTAATGGTGTTACATGGTTATTATCTCAGGCTACAGAAGGAATTACTTTTGTGTTTGGTGGTATATCAGACAACTATGTATTCTTCATAAATAGTTTATTACCTATAGTGTTTATATCAGCAATCATGGGGTTATTATTTCACTTTGGGATATTACAAAAGTTTATTGCTGTTGTAGGAAACACAGTAGCTAAGGTTTTAAAGGTAGATACTTTAATAGCTGTAAATGGTGTTACTAATATGTTTTTAGGTCAATCAGAATCTTTATTTGTAACTAAATCATATTTACCTAAAGCTTCTGATTCAGTTATATTTGCCACTTTAGTTGGTGGAATGACTTCTATATCAGCTTCAGTTGTTGGTCTTTATGTTGGCTATGGGGCTTCTATGGAATGGATTCTTGTATCAATGCCTTTAACTGTATTTTCTACATTTGTATTAACTCAAATACTAATGCCTACTAAATACACCAATGAAGTAATAGAGGTTGAATCTACAGATAAAGGTATAAATGCAACAGAAACAATGATGAACTATGCTACAGCTGGATTTAAAGGGGTTATAGGAATATCAGTAGCTTTAATGGTGTTCTTATCTGTAGTATTTATGATAAACAACTTTATAGGGCTGTTCTTTGATGGTGTGACTATGCAAAGTATATTAGGTGTAGTATTTAAGCCATTAGCTGTTATTATGGGGGTACCAGCTTCAGATGTATCTTTAGTTTCTGAAATATTAGCTACTAAATTAGTTACTAATGAAGCAGTTGCCTTTGCATTACCTCAATTTGCTATGTTAGGAACACAAGCCAAAGCAATGGTAACAGTGGCATTATGTGGGTTTGCTGGAATAGGTTCAATAGGAATATTAATAGGTGGTTATTCAGCTGTTGCTCCTGAGAAAGTTGGAGTGGTTGCTAAATTAGGTGTTAAGGCATTATTAACAGCTACAGCAGTAAACTTATTAACTGGTGCTGTTATAGGTCTTATGATATAGGGGTGATTGTATGAAGAAATCAACAAAGAATTTATTAATAGGTGCTGGTTTAATTGTGGGGGCTGGTTTATTAATAATATGTGGTGTGTTCCTTATGTGTGCTTTACTCACAGTATTATTAAATTCAATTCTTATATATTATGGGTTACCTATGGTGCCACTTCAAATAGTGGGTATAGCAATATTGCTTTGGAAGGGGCTAACTGTAGTCCATGATTATTTTATAAAAAGTAATAGAGAGTAAAATTGACAGGCTTAATTGCCTGTCTTTTTTATTGTCAATTAAGGAAGTCACATCCAATAGGCTGGGGTGAACCTATAAACCTGATTACAACAAAATGGGAAGGTGAAGAAATGAATTTAGAATTGAATCTAAAACTAGAATCTAATAAGGAAGCCCAAGCACAGCAGAGGGTCAGAAAGGCTACTGAAAAGAAGAAACTAGCTAAGTATGAGCCAACATGGGCTGAGGTTTGGGAAACAGGGTATAAGACCCACACAGGAACTATTAAGAAGGCTATATTTCAGACTAAGGTTACTGATTCAGATAGAGCCAAGTTGTTACAGGTTAAACAGGCTATAGAGGTGGGTGAAATACCTTCAGGGGTAGAATCCCTAAGCAAGTTCACAAAGACTAAAGCACTAGGGCTGTATAAGGTTCTAATGGAGGTTAGAAAAGAACAGATAATTAAAGATATGGTCAGAGATTGCCCAGCAAATTACCACTGCATAACAACATGGGAACAATTTAGACATTTAAAATATTTACTAAGATTTGAAGAAGTACTGGCTGTTGATACAGAAACCACAGGAGTTGATATATGGGGCAAAGATGTTATTGTTGGAATATCTCTTACACTACCAAAGGCTGATTACCATTGTTACATTCCAGTTAGGCATGAGTTGGAAGATGAACAGCTAGATCCTGTAATAGTGTTTGAAAGCCTTAAACCTATACTAGAAAATAAACACATTAAGAAGATGCTACACAATTCAAAGTTTGATGTTCATGTGCTTAGAAAAGAAGGGATAGAACTTCAAGGTCTATATTTAGATACTATGGTTGCTATGCACCTACTTAATGAGAATGAGCCATCTTTTGCACTGAAGAACCTAGCAACTAAATATGGTAAGTTCTTTGGATTTGAAGATAAATCAATGACTTATGAGGAACTGTTTGGTAAGGGGGGCTTTGAGAAAACACCTTTAGATATTGGGACTGTATATGCTTGTAAAGATACCCATTTAACTTATAAATTTGGTTGTTGGGTCTTAGAACAGTTTGACAGAATCCCACAATTAAAAGACCTTTACTTTAATATAGAATTGCCAATAACAGAGGTTTGTATTGCTATGGAGAAGAAGGGCTTTCTGATTGATCTAGAATTTGCTGAAAATTATAAGAAGGAGCTAGAACAAGAAGTGGCTGACCTTCAAAACAAGATAGCAGAAGGATTTGGTGATATAAATATAAACTCTAATCAACAATTAGCTGAAGTTATTTATAACCAGTGGGGTGTGATAGATGAATATAAAGGGAGAGTAGATGCCCAAACACTTAAAAAGATTGTTAAGGATTGGGGTGGCAAGATTGAGAAAGTAAATTATATTACTGTTTTACTGAAGTATAGAGAATTAAATAAACTGCTTACAACATACATAGAGCCATTACCACAGAAGGTAGGGGTTGATGATAGGCTACATGGTTCATTTAATCAGTCAGCTACAGTAACAGGAAGATTTGCTTCTAATAATCCTAACCTTCAGAATCTACCATACCCAGCAAGACAAATGTTTGTGGCTCCTGAAGATAAAATCATAATAGGGTCAGACTACTCTCAAATTGAACCTAGATTCCTTTCCCACATATCACAGGATGAGCATTTCATGGAAGTATATTTAGAGGGTAGGGACTTATACAGTGAGATTGCTTCCAAGACCTTTAAACAACCAATAGAGGAATGTGGTGATGGGTCTAAATGGAGAAAGATGGCTAAGGTAGTTTTACTTGGAATGATGTATGGAATCAGTTCAATGTCACTGGCTGAAAGTTTCAGCCTATCACTGCAAGAAGCAGAACAAATATATATTGACTTCAAGGAAGCCTATCCTACAATGGATAACTGGTTTAAAGAAACTAATGCCCATGCTGATAAATTTGGATTTGTTCAAACAATGTTTGGAAGAAAAAGAAGATTCCTTGGTCATCAGCAAATAGCAAAGAGTTACCATTTAAGACACAAGGCCATTCAGCAACATCTAGGTAAAGAGAATTTCAATGTATGGCAAGAAAAGAATCTATCAAGACAGGCTAAAATGGATTATTGGGCTGTTGCTAAAGACTATAACAGAGTTGCTAGACAGTCCATAAATGCTGTTATCCAAGGTAGCTCAGCTGATATTATGAAAAAGGCTATGGTTGATATATACAGACATATCAAGGACAAAGAAGGCTGGGATATAATTGGAACTATACATGATGAAGTGCTTTTAGAAATACCAGCAACAGCTACAAAAGAGGAAGTCCAAGAAATAGCTGAGATTCAGAAAAGGGCTGTTCAATTATCTATCCCTATGAAGTGTGATGTTGAAGTGTCTGCTGTATGGGGTCAAGGTGTTAGCTTTGATGATTGGGTCAAGGCTGGTTGTGGAAGAAAGGCTTTTGAAAAATAACTTTCAAAAAATATCAGAACAGGTGAAAGCCTGTTCTTTTTTTTTTATAGGGGTGGGGGTCACACCAACTGGAAGCACATGAACCTAGAAAGAAGTATAAACAGTAAGAAAGGTGGGGTAAATTATGCTACATTCAGAGCTAAGGGTGTTGGAGGAAATTCAACAAATGGAGAGGGAATTAAAGACCCTTAAATTAGAAGTAATAAATGAAATGAATAGGGAGAAAAGACAGTCTAAAAATCTTGATATAAGGGAGTTTAGTGGAGAACTAAAACAAATATCTTATAGATATGATTTGGAGGTGTTAAAAGCCTTTGAGAAGCTTTGTACAATATACCCTCATTTTACTAAACAAAAGATACTAAACACATTGCTAATGGAAGCAATAGAGAAGTATCTATAAATTAATAGGGAGGGCTTACAATGGCTTTTAGAGATTCAAATATAATTGATGACTACATAACAGCTGAGCCTGATTACAGGGAACCTGATATAGTAGGCTATTGCTTCTGCTGTGATGACCCTTTGAAAGAAGGTCAGGACATTTATGAAGATGGTGAAGGTCAATTCTGCAACTTATACTGTGCTTTAGATTGGCATGAGATAGAAGAAACAGAAGATACTACTTCAGAATATTGTGGGGTCTGTGGGTTGCCACTACTTCCTGAATATGAAGCATATAAAAGCCATGCTGATGGCTTGAGCTTCTGCTCAGTAGAATGTGTTATAGAGGAATACAAAATTAAAGAAACTAAATTATAAGAGAGGATCAAAAACATATGATAATAAAATTTAAAGGTGAAACATCATTAAATAAACTGCCAAAATTAATAAAAGAGGTTACAACAGATATACAGCAAAGGGCTGGAATACCTGAAACTCAATTCAAAATAAAAGATGCTGAAATAGGTCTTGTTTTCAAAGTAGGTGAAGAAATGCACTATTTAAATGTAGAGCATGAGGGGGTGCCTGAAATATTCATGGTGGCTGTTGAGCTTGATGAAAAAGGAAACATTAAGAAAGCAGTGGACAATGAAAACAAAAGCTTCATGGATGACTACTCAAGGGCTAGAGCCAAAGGGGAAGCTGACTCAATAGGAAGAAAAGAGATTAAATCAGTTTATAAAGATTCTGATTTAGAGTTCCAAAGAGAAGAAAATGGTGGTGACTTAGTTTGTAAGTACTACCTGCATAAAGAAACTGGTGAGCTAGTGGAAAGGTTCTATAGGGATGGTGTTCTTGTAGGGGAAGCTGGCTATAAGATTGGATAAATAGAAAAATGGCAAGTATTAAGTTACTTGCCATTTAGTATTTCTGAAGCATCATAAACTCTTTGAGGGGGTTCACCTGTTTTTATCCACTGAGTTGTTTCTGCTGTAAACTGTTCTTTTAATTTATCACTAATGTATATTTCAACTATATCATTTATATCTGATAGCCCCAAAACAAGCATTAATACAGCTATATGTTGAAGGTTTACAAGTCCCTTCTTGCCATTCATTAATTCAGATATTGTTGCAAGTCTTAGGCCTGAAAGCTCTGATAATCTCCTTACTGTTAGCCCTCTTTCTTTCATTCTGTCAGCCAATTTAAATTTGCAGTAAATATCATTATTCCTGAATAATTGGTCAAATGATGTTCCAGCTTCTTTTGTGTTACCATGTGTGATTTCAATTAATTCAATCCTTTTCATGTTGTTGTCATTACTCCTTTTTACATCCCCATGTAAATATTTTCCTATTCCCTAATGTGTGTTGCTGTGTATGTTATTTGTTTTATTATAGATAGTCAACACAGGTACACATCATTAATCAGTATTGTAGCATAAAACTGGAACACATACAATGATAAAAATTAAGCTAAGAGGAATAAACTGGAATATCTAAGCACACATAGTTCTAGCTTTGGTCACACAAACCCTTGAAAACTGAACATATACATATATACAGAAAACAGGAAAGAGAGGATATGAAAATGAAAATTGCATTATTTGGAAAGATGAGGGCTGGCAAGGACACAGTGGCAGATATTCTTGCAGAAGAATATGGTTTTGAAAAATTTGCCTTTGCTCAAGGGATTGGTGAAATAATAGTTAAGTATTTTCCAACAGCATTATCTTATGGGAAGCCTAGGAAACACTATCAACACATAGGGCAAAGTATGAGGGAGCTTGACAATGATGTTTGGATTACATACTTATTAAAAAGGGTTCTACACTATAAAATGGACTTGAAGCTTAGTGTTGAAAACAAGAACAATAAAAAGCCTTTTAGGGTTGTTGTGACAGATGGAAGGCAACTTAATGAAGCAGACAGGCTAAGAAAAGAGGGGTACTTGATTGTCAAAGTAGAAGCCCCAAAGGAAACAAGGTTTAAAAGAAGTTTAGCTTCAAGGGATATTTTTACAGAAGAAGCTTTAGAACATGAAACAGAGAAACAAGTTGACCTTGTAAGACCTGATATAACCATAGTGAATGATGGATCTATTGAGGATTTAAGAAGAAAAGTTAAAGACCTTATGGACAGTGGGGTGTTGTGTGATGAATAGTTACACAGCACCATTTATGTTGGGGGTTCTAAGTAATCAAGACAAAATAAAAGAAGGTGCCTACTCAGGGGAAATAAACCAAATTGACTTGCTGATTGATGTTGAATTTCTTATTCAAGAAGCAAAACTTACTCAGAAACAGTTAGAGGTTCTAAATCTATACTTTATACAGCAGTATACACAAGAAGAAACATCAGTCAAAATGGGGATAACACAACAGGCTGTACTTGACCACATTAAAAAAGTAAAGGTTAAATTTCAAAAGGTGGTAGATAAATGGAGGGAATTGGATGAAAAATACACTGATAGATAAATACACTAAAGAGGTGGAGCAGTTAGTGGAAACACTTCCACCTATAGAAGAAAGAAAAAGAACTGTGGAAGAACTAAATGAAACATATTATATGGAGGTAGGGGAGCATCTTCCACCTACTTTACTAGAAATGCTAGGCACTTGGCTGTTAAAGGAAACTTACACAGATACAAGGTGTAATAAGGTAGCATTAGAAGAGTATCCTGTTTTATCAGAACATCAGCTGTATAGGAGGGGGAGAAAGAGGGTGTTAGTACAAGAAGAAGCAACCTTAGATGCTTTGCAGTATCATAGAGTAACCAACAACCTAAAGAACATGGATAAGAATACAAAAAGGGGTCAAAGGTATGAATAAAAAGATAATTAAATTCACCTGTGCTGGGGCTGTTATGCTGTCCCTCACAGGTTTGGTTATATCAAAAAATATAAAATATAACACTTTACAAGAAGAGTATACACAAAAAGTAAAATCAGACAATGCTTACCAACAGGAGTTGAACAAGATGATTGACAAGCTGGTAAGCCAACTGGAGCAGTCAGACAGTGACTTTGATAAACTCCAAAAGAAGTACAAGACACTTCAAAAAATAAATGCTGGTCTTAGGGATCAAATTTCAGCCAAAGAGGATTTATTAGCCCAATTAACCAAAATTAAAGGGTATCAAACATCAGCTAAGGCTAAGAAAACCCCTGAGAATGGCAATAAAAAGGTTAGTAATGAAACTACAACAGCTACAGCTTCAGACACAGCACTATTAGAAAGGCTGGTGCAGTGTGAAGCAGGAGGTGAGAGCCTAGAAGGTAAAATTGCAGTGGCTAATGTTGTTTTAAATAGAGTTAAATCAAAAACCTTTCCTAACACAATATATGATGTTATATATCAGAAAGGACAATTTCAGCCAGTTGGTAATGGTGCTATAAATACAGCTGTTCCTTCAGAAGAAACAAAAGAAGCAGTTAAAAAGGCTTTGGCTGGTGAGAAGGTAGTAGCTGATAATGTTAAATTCTTTTGGGCTACATGGGTAAGACCTAGCCACAGTATTTGGCAACATCTAAATCCAGTACAGACTATAGGTGTTCATCACTTTGCCACAGATTGGATAAATTAATTTTAGGGACAGTTTAAGGCTGTCCCTTTTGTGTTATACTCTAAATAAACAGGGACTAAGGAGGGACTATGGAAAGAAAATATATTGAAATAACAAATAAGCAAGTTGAAGAGATAGAAGCTACAGGCACAAGGGTAAGGATGCAAAAACTTATATTTAAAGCTATAAATATGAATCTTGATACTAAACATAGGGAGCCAATTAATGATGCCACACCTAAAGCTATGTGGAATACAATGTTATTTTTAGATATGGGCATTGATCCTGAAACATTAATATATAATTCAGATACTTATAAATTATATATGTACACTAAAAGGGGAGGTTATATAGAAGGGGCTTTTATAGATTCTAATATATGTAAAATCCTAGATATTGAAGCAATGGCTCCTTATAGGGGAGAAGGTGTGGGAAGTATGATTTTAAAACTGTTTATGGAACAGGTACAGAGCAAGTTTAAAGTATATCAATTCTGTGTTACCCCTAAAGACCCATTACAGCCTTTTGAAATGTTTGAGGGGCAATATGATAAGGAAAATCAAAGGATTATGAGCTTCTTCAGAAGGGCTGGGTTTAAATATGCAACTCTAGGGGAAATGTATATACATTGTTCTGATAAACCAGCTGAAACCAAAACATTAAAAAGAACCATAAAGGGATTAAATACATATTCATTCTTAGATAATTTCAAAAAAGCAGAGCCTTTATAGAAATTTATATAAAAGTATAGAAATGCCTGAACCCATTGAGTTTACTTGTTTTAAGCCCAGTGGGTTTTATTTTGAGCAGAAAATTGAAAAATATTTTTCAAAAAAGTGTTGCAAGTGTTTCAAACTTTTGATATTATAATACTGTACTCAGGAACAGGCAAGAAGTCAGAAAGAAATGTCTGAGTTATCCAGTACATGATTTATATAAAAATTTATACAGATTTAAGGAGAAAATAACCATGAAAACACAACCAAAAAATATAAACACTGAAGTGGTAATAACAGAACTACACAAAGCATTTGCAATATTCAATAAAGAGTTCTTTAATGGAGAATTAAAAGAGCCAGCCATATTAATCCAATCAAAGGGAAATAGAAAAGGGTGTCTAGGCTGGTGTACAGTAAACAAGGCTTGGAGAAATCAAGAAACAAAAGAGGAAAGATATGAAGTTAATATAGTAGCTGAAGGATTAAATAGGGGGGTACATCCAGTAATGGGAACATTAATACATGAAATGGTACACCTGTACTGTTTACAAAATGATATAAGGGATGTTTCAAGAGGTGGGACATATCACAATAAAAGGTTTAAAGAAGTAGCTGAAAGGTCAGGACTGATCATTGAGCATGATGAAAGAATAGGGTGGTCACTAACTAAGCTTCAATCAGGAACTATGGGCTTAATAGACAAATCAGACATAAACAAGGAAGCCTTCAATTTATCAAGAAAAGATGGTGTGGTAACTTCTAAAGAACCAGCTAAAAAATCATCTGTAAGAAAGTATGTTTGCCCAAACTGTGGCTGTATAATAAGGGCTACTAAAAAGGTAAATGTAATATGTGGGGACTGCTTAGAAGCTGGGCATGGAGTGTTTCAATTTGTAGATGCTGATGCACCAGTTAAAAAACCAGCACAACCTGTTGAAGAACCAGTTGAGCCAGTAGTTGAACCTGTGGCTGAACCTGTGGTGGCTAAGCCAGTAGAAGAACCAGTTGAAGAAACAGTTAAATATATATGTACTGACTGTGGGTGTGTTCACCATTTGGCTAAAGGGTCAGGGGTTTGTCCTGAATGTGGTGGGGCTTTGGCTGAACCTACAGAAGCTAAGCCTGAACAAAACAGCAAACTGATTACATGGAATGTACAACTTATAAGACAGGTGTTAGAGGTAACAGCTGAACAATCTGAAGCTGTAGGCCTAAAGCCTTGTTCTTTTGAAGATGTGAACATAGTTATATCTGACAAAATGAATACTCAGTGGGCTAAATACACTGAAGGGGAAAATATAAAAATACAATTTTCTAAACATTATTTAGATACTGCTTCAGATATAGATGTAACTGACACAATAAGACACCAATATATACATCATTATCAATATGTTACAGAAGGGCTGAAGCCTAACCACAAAAAGGAGTTTAAAGCTTTATGTGACTTGATAGGGGTATCAAAGGAAGTACCTTCAAAAAGCCACAAACCAGTTAAATAGATTCCTTTGGGACACTTTAAATTCTTGGAGTGTCCCAAGTGAAAAAATATTTTTAAAAACTTTTTAAAAAGTATTGCAAAAATCTTTGATATGTAGTATATTAAATACAGGGTTGTTACAGAAAGCTGTAACAAAATATATAGTAAACATTAAAGTGATAAAATATTAATTATTAAAGTGATAACTTGCTGAAGTTATGTAAAGATTTGTTACCCAGTAAAGGAGGTACTCAAATGAAAAGTAGGTTAATTCAAGAAATGAACCTAACCATAAGAGGTTTAAGAGAATCAAAAACTGTTAGAGAATATGATTCTCTTAAAGTAAAGCTTAGTTCCTTGATGAATGAATACAACCAAATTATCAAAAAGGAACACTAATATAATTCAATTAATAATATACCACAACCAAGGTATAAAGAAAAGAAAAATAATAACCAAAATTTAAAGACAGAATAGGAGAAAAGAAAAATGAATGTATCAATATTATTTGCTTATATGGAGATTGCAGAAAGAACTGGGATAGAGCCAACTTGGACAGGGTTAAAAAGATTCCATGATGTAGTGGTAAAAGATTTCATGCTACACTGTGAAAGTGTTGGGAAATTACCATCTATAGACTTCTTAATAAAAGACTGTGTAAGACTTTACAGTCTAGGTTATGCAGTAATATAAGCACCAGTTATTTATTAATTTAAGTGTATAAATTTGTATAAATCAAAATAAATTCCCAGTAGGGAATAATAAACCAGCTCTTAGGGGCTGGTTATTTTTTTATGTATAGTTTATAATAGTATTATCCAGTGTTTGAAAGGAATTAAAGGGAGTTATGGAATATATAGTAATACAAAATTTTGGTATGGAATCAGAATCAATTTATTATGCTGGTGAATCTGAAATGGAAGCCTTCAGGAGCTATAAAAAGATTGCTGGGTTAGGTCAAAGGAATATCTTTAAGGCTAAGATAAAGAGAATATATTGGAAGCAACAGCCAGTTATAGATAGATATGAAGTGCTAGAGAAAATAAGATAATAAAGAATTTTAAACAGTTCAAAAGTTGGACCCTAAATTACAAGGGTCTTTTTTTATTGCTGGTTCAAGAAAAAGCAGAAAAAAGTGACCTTCTCAGAGCCATCAGGAGCCTTTTGAATTTTGTCATAAGGTGTTTGTACCTTTACATATAATTAAGGATTTTGTACAAAAGGCTTTTTAAGGCTGATTGGATTTAAGCATCACATTGAAAAATATTATTCAAAATGTTGGCATATCAATGTTTCAAAAGGGTCATAAATATATACAAGTGCAAATTGAAAAATAATATTCAATTATATAATTTTATACAACTTGAAAATGGCCTTCTAAAATTGATTCTAAGCAATTCAGGTATAGTTTAGTACCTGTGATTTGACTGTGTGTGTTTGGTTAAAAATTACAGCACTAAAGTATTGGATCTTGTAATTAATATTTTTAAACATTTTAAGGAATCTAGTTAACTGTAAATAATGTTATATTGTTTCTTTTCTGATGTTATCTGTAAATGTGCTGTAAATGATTTAGAAAATTATTGTTTAATATTGTTTTAAAACTATTGAAACTGTTCTTTAAAAAGATGTTATAAAAGTAAATGTAAACTGTTAAATGATACAGGAAAATTAAACAGTTAATAATGTCTTTTTACTTGTTTTTTATGGTAGGGTGTTGCATTGATTTATGACAGTGAAATTACTATGAAAATACAGTAAATAATGTGCTTTTTAAGGTTGTAGATTAAGATGTAAGAGCCTTGATATTACTGGGTTATTAAGTAGTTGATTTGCTGTGTAGAATACTGTAGAAAGGAGAATTTGAAGATGGTTGAAAACATTACAAAATTAGGACTAAGTGCAACACAGAAAAAAGCCTGTGAATTGCTTATAATGAAGGATATTAATAAAATGTCTAATGATGATATTGCTGAAGCTGTGGGAGTTGACAGAAGCACTCTTTATAGATGGAAACAGAAGAAAGAGTTCAATGATTATCTTAATAATCTAGCTGATGAATTTCAAAGGTCATTCCTTTCAGAAGCCTTCTCAGAGCTTAGAAAGATAATGGCTTATGGAAAGTCACATGAGAAGTTAAAGGCCATTGAGCTGGTCTTAAAGAACCAAGGAAAGCTAAAAGATACAACAGACATAAATGCAACAGTAAAACAAGATGTGGATGTAGATACATTCTTAAAGGAGCTGGGGCTATAATTTTTAAGGGGTGGGGTCTTTTTTAATCCCTCCCTATTTTTTATGGGGGTACTTCTTTTTAAGGGGTACTCCTATTTTTTAGGGTAGGGGGTTTTTAAAGGTCACCCACTTCACCCAATTCCCCCACTTTTCTTCTCAAATGGATTTAAAATACTGCCAAAATATCTTTATAAAATACTTATAAAATCTTACTAAATACAGCCCTAATTTTAATGACCACTGACTATTTACTGACATAGTACTATTACTGACTGCTGAAACCATTGCAATTACTACATTATTTTTAAGTGACATAAAACTATTTCTTTTATGCCACATTAAAATGCTGTCAGTGAAAGAGCCTTCAAGCTAAGTAATTGCAATACTTTGAAGTACTTTTTTCATGTCAGTAAAATTTATTTTGCCAAATAATTTTTGATTTTATTATTTCAATTTAAAATTAATTTCATTTTCTAATCATAATCCTATTGAAAAATATCTTTCAAAAAATTTTTGTGTATATTTTCAAGCCCCACACCACCCCCTTGGGTCAAAATTTGCCCACAGTTAGCACTTTGAACATATGAAATTCAGAAAAAAGTCCCAATTGACAGCAAATCACTTTTATGTTACAGTAAACTGGAACCAAGACAACAGTGAGGATATTAAAAATGAAATTAACAGAAGAATTACTTAAAAATAATAAATGTAAAGATGAAAAACAACTAAATAAATACATAAATAAATTCCCTGAAGTTTATGATACTGTAAAGAAAACTTTAGAACTTGAGGGAACAGTATCTAAGTATATTTTAACAAAGGCTTATGGAAATACTGTAGCAACAACATTTGAAAAACTTTTTGGAAGTTGGGAAAATGGTATAGATTTAATCTTTCCTGAATTGGGGGGTTATAAGAATCATGTAAATAAAAATAAGGGATGTAAGGAAAAAGTAACAATACAGGTTATTGAAAATGATTTAATCAAGAAGTATAAGGCTGGGGAATCTATAGCTAAAAGCCATTTAAGGGGATATACAAAATTAGAATCCCACTATGGAAACTATGAAACAGCAGTCAAAGTACTTCTTAATGTAGATTATAATAAATGGTTTGAGGAATACATGATTAATATAAACAATGATAAAAAAATACACAGAACAGATTCAGAATGGCTAACTTGGATTGAATCTAATATAAAACAGGGTAAAGACACATTTCCAAAAAGATGCCCCCAACATATTAAAGATCTATTTTATGAAAAATATGGGGACAGAAAAAATGCTGAATATATATTAACAGGAAGCAATTCTGAAATAAGGATGTTTGAAAAATCTGTTTCTAGGGCAAGTAAAGAATTAATACAAAGGTATAAAGTTGGAGAAACCATAACTAAATGTAGGGTTCCTAAAAGAATTTCAGAGCCTTTAATAAAAAAATATGGGAGCTATACAGCTGGGGTAAAGGCTGTTTTAAATATTGATTACAATAAACACCTTGAATCTATTGCAATAGAGACTAAAAAAAAGATGCAGACTTGGACTGAAGATACACTAAAAGCTTGGTTACTAGATAGATTGGAACAAGGACTTCCATGTAACCATAGTGCTGTAAATAGCCTTCATGTGTTTGATAGAATATTAGGTATATATGGAACATATGCTTCATTGTGGGAAGCCTGTGGAATAGACTATGAAGCATACAAATTTACTTATAGGGAATCTATACAAGAGAGAGTGAATTGTGAATCTTATAAACTGTCTGTAGTGGGGCATAAATTTGAGGATCTTTTAGATAGGCTGTTTACAGAATTTGGGTTTGATTTCACTAAACATCATTTACATGGGACTAGGCTTAAACCTGATTACATAATAGATAATGGGGATATTTTAGGTGATGCAAAGCTAACTTTTACTTACAAGAATGAAAGTGAAACTATTGAGAAATACTTATCCCATTGTAATCATCTTGAAATGTACTATCTAAACAGCAACTTCTTATATAAAGAAAAAATTGTTGGTGATAAAACAGTACATCACTATAATATAAACAAATTAATTTCACAAGCACCTCCTGAACATCAAGATGCTTATATGAAGGAGGTAAAAACTTTAAGGGATGAAGTCAAAAGAATAAAAAGTGAATACAAAAAACAGGAAGCTTGTACTATTTAGGTACAGGCTTCTTTATATATATATATAATAAACAGCCTATAACTTAGTAAACAGAATGATTAGAGAGTTAATGTTAAATTTTTTTAAACCAAACATACAGTATATAAACATCCTATATATATTTATATATTATAAGATGTGTTTAAAATTTATTAACATTAAAACTGAGTATAAAATGGGGATTATATTTATCTGTGTTTATTAATAATAATCCTGTTTATAAATACTTATATAAGCCCCTGAGAGCCATTCTGAGGGGGTTTAATTATGTTATAATGTCTTTGTTCCATAAAGCTGTAAAACAGCCTTAAAAATGGGGAATCAACTTGAGAGATTATGTGTTTATCATTTTCCATATATACAAGAAGCTGTAAATCTGTTTCCTATAATTACCTTTTAAAATAGATGTTGCATTTGTTTCAAATTTAGTGTAACATAAGTAACATAAAGCAGTAACAAAATACAATTAAAGAATTAATGGGTAAACTTGGCAGACAAATCTGTTTAATCACTCAAATAGCTCAATACCTGAAATTACATGACATTGGACAGTCCTTCCTGTTTATTTACAGCACTTCCATAAGTTTACATAAATTAATTGTTTAAGGTCAGTATATAAAGTTACAGATGTTGCAAACTATGAAACAAACAAACTAGAATCAAGGCAAAATAATGGTTGTTACTTTTACAGGTTAGTGGTACAATCAATACCTGTAAAAGATTTCAACTGTTTACAGATAGGAGAATCTAAACAATGAAAGATTTAACTAAAGTTTTATTAGAAATGAAGAAAACTTGTAAAGACATTGAAGGCATGGAATCAGTAGAAACATTGCAAGATGGGTTAAGGGTCTTAGCTCAAAATTGTGTCCTTGGGAACCTGACTGCTCAGCAGAAATTTGTAGAGTATGGAACATATGACCATGATTACATTAAATACCACATTCCAATGTTATACCCTTTCTTCATACAGGGATTACAGGCAATCAGTGGCTTTGTAGATGAGGGAGTAATGGGCTTACACACAAATAGTAAGGTATATGGCTATTTAAGAACCTCTAATACTCAAGATGTAGACTTAGCCATGAAGCAGTTGAGGGATGCTGGGTGTGAAAACATTTATGTTGATAAAGATATTGAGCAAGTAGGTTATGAACACTTAATGTCAAAACTAAAAGATGGAGATACTTTGGTATTAAATCAGATAATAGATGTAGTTAATAACATTAGTGATCTTTTAGAGTTCCTGGTGGGCTTACATAAAAAAGGGGTCAGAGTACTTTCATTAAGAGAAGTATGGATAGACAGTACTTCAAAATATGCAATCTTTAAATATCAGGGATTGGTGGCTTTACATAATTTAGATGGAGAATTTAAAGCACTAAAACAGAAGCAAATCACTGAAGAAATAAAAGGCAAGGGTGTCAAATATGGCAAGAAATTAAAAAATGGTGCAAACTTTGATCTTGCACTAGCTTTATATAAGGAAGGCAAATATACAGCAACAGAGATAGCAGAAAGATGCAATATGTCTAGGACTACCCTGTGGAGGTATTTGAAAAAAATAGGAGTTAAATAATAACTAAAAGGAGAGTACTGAGTGTATGAGATTGATTAAAGGTATCAGAAAAATTGAGGTGGGGCAAAAGCTAGAAGGCACAGAGATATGGGCTTCTGATGGTTTTTGGTTTGATTTAAACAAGGGTCATATATCTATGTATATTAATTATTACAGCCCAACAGAAGAAGATATAGACCATATTTTAAACAGTGATATTAATATAAAGGTGGATTCATTCTTAGGACTTTTATTAGTTGGATTAGATGTAAAAGACTTTGAGTCTTTAAATACTTTATATTTAGAAGCATTTGCAAAACAATATAAAGAGGAAATTAATATAGAGAGTTTTGAGGGACTAGAAAGTTGCCCTATGACCTTACACATAATAGATACTGAATCAGCTGTCTGTGTGGGTAAAAGGGGTTTAAACTTATGTAAAGAAGCCTTAGAACAGATTTTAGAGATAGTTAAAGGGCAAGAACACCTAAAGGCTGATGTGTCACCAGCAGTACTTAGGGGGGCTTTCACAAGCCTGAAAGACAGCATTCTTGTATATCCAAGTACTCATTTATTTAAAACAACTAAACAATATGGATGTTAGAAGAAGAAGCTGAAAGGCTTCTTTTTTTAATGCCTAGCATTTTTTACTTGTTTTACTTCCTCTTACCTACAGAAAGGGGTAGGAGGGGATGTATATGAACAATTTACCTAAAGAGGTAATACAGAAACTAGAAAGATTTGAAAAGGGCAAGGCTAAAGTTTTAGAACTTGCAAAATATTATAATGATAATGGAGAAAAAGAGATTGCAACAGAGTACATGAAGCAATATAAAGCTATAGACAGGGCTTACAGGGTGCTTAGGTCTGAATATGATGTTTTATATTTTGCTTATGAATACTTTTCATATGAGGGCAATCCTGAAAATGAAGATAATCTGATTCCTGAAGGAACTGTATTTACAGAAGCCCCAGCCTTCCACACTGAGCTTTGTGGAAAGCTGGATGAATTAAATACTAAACCTACCAAGAAAATCTGCTGGTCTGTTCCAAGGGGTCATGCTAAATCAGGTTATATGTCCAATGTATTCCCAACACATCAAATCATATTTGCAAAAAGACACTACATACTAATAGTTTCTGAAACAGAGGCTATGGCTAAAAGGTTTGTGGAGTGGGTTGGTGACCAGCTTAAATATAATAAGAAACTTAGGGAGGACTTTGGTGAACTGCTAAGCCCTTCTAAAATGGGAAATGAACAGGATAACCAAGAAGGATTCATCACTCATAATAATATTAAAATACAGTCAGCATCTATAGGAAAACAGCTAAGGGGTGCTAGGCATGGGGCATACAGGCCTGATTTAGTTATACTGGATGATTTAGAATCTAGTAAAAATACTAATACAAAGGATTTAAGGGAGAAGAATCTCCACTGGTTCAACTCTGTTATCATGCCCATTGGAGATATAACAAGAACAGCCTTCATTTACATGGGAACTTTAGTACATGGTCAGGGGTTATTGCCCCATGTTTTAAATAGGTCAGATTTTGATGGGAAGATTTATTCAGCTATTGTGTCTGAACCTGTTAGGTTGGATCTATGGGAACATATAGACACTTTATTAAGAAATACAGAAAATCCAAACAGAGAGTATGAAGCTGATAAATTTTACTATGAGCATAAGGAAGAAATGGACAAAGGGAGTAGAACTCTTTGGAATGAAAGATTTACTTATTTTGAGCTTATGAAAATTAAAGTTAATGTGGGGTCAAAGGCTTTTGCTTCAGAGTATCTGAATAAACCTTCAGATGATGATTCATGTATTTTTAAGAAAGAATATTTTACTTATTATAATGAACACCAAATGGACTACAGAAACCTTGATATATATTCATTTTGGGATATTGCCATTGGTAAGTCTAAAAGATCTGACTACAATGCCATTGTTACAATAGGAAGGGATAAATTTACTGGTGTTATCTATGTACTAGATGCTTGGGCTGATAAAATCCCTATGCACAAGGCTTTAGAAGTTGCTGAAATGAAAGTTAGACAGTGGAAGCCTAAAGTATTTGGTGTTGAAACAGTACAGGCTCAATATGATATGTACAGACAACTTAGGGAAAGGTGTATGCAAAAAGGTCTATATTCTACTAGAGTTTTAGCATTTAATCCAAAAGGAAAGAAAGAGGACAGGATTGAAACCTTGGAGCCATTAGTTGAAAATGGCTATCTAAGATTTAATAGAGGTCACAGACTGCTTCAGGAACAGCTAGAGCTGTTTCCAGCCCATGACCATGATGACTTGCCTGATGCACTGGCTTCAGCTGTTGAAATTGCTGGAAGGCAAAGAAAAAGAACATACTATCAAAAGCCTAAAGGATTTTAACTTTGGGCTTTTTTATTACTTATTATTGAAAAATATTTTTCAATTTGAATACAGCTGTAACTATTTTGAAAAGTATTTTTCAATAAACAATATACAGAAAGGATTTATTTATTTATGATAATGCAAAGTCAAAAATTATTTGCTGTTGGTGAACTGTACCCACCACAAGCACACAACAAAAGAATCAGACAGTACAGAATGAATAAAAAGGTCTTTAAGGGGTTACACAATGAGGTATTTAAAAGCTCTAATCTTCTGCCTAGCCACAAAGACCTTCTGTATGTATCAGTAAATTTAGCTGGTATCATATGCAAGAAGTCAGCAGACTTTCTTTTTGGAGAGGAATTAAAGGTGTTGGCTGGTAAAGGTGAGTACTCAAAGGAACAAGAAGCTTTTAACAGGCTTATGGAGGAAAACCACCTAAATATAATGCTTTATGAAAATGCAATCTCTAATGCTTATGCTGGGGACAGCTTCATTAAAGTCAGATATGGTCAAGAATATGGTGGAGAACTTCCTCCTGAGTTAGATGAACCTAAAGTGATAATTGAAAATATTAACCCTGAATATGTTTTTCCTGAAACAGTATCATGGGATAAAAATAGAATAAAATGTTATCACATAGCTATTCCTTTATATGATGAAGAAGAGGATAAGTGGAGCCTAACAGTAGAGAGCCACTATGCTGGAAAGATTGTATATTCTAGATATAATATAGCTCCTATAAACTTCAATATGGATAATGAGCCTGACAGATGGGCTATACAAGGGATAGATGAATCAGCAAGTTATGAAGTTATGACAGGAGTAAATATGCCTTTAGTTGTTCATATTCCAAACTTATCCATAGCTGATACTTGGGAAGGTCTTGATGATTTAACTGAAATTCTCCCATTATTAGATGAAATAAATAATAGGATTACTCAAATAGCAGATATATTAGATAAGCACTCTAACCCAGCTATGGCTGTACCAAGTGGGCTTTTATCAGCAGATGAAGATGGAAATGCACAATTTAGAGTTGCTGTAGATAAGGTCTTTGAGGTAATGGGCAAAGATGACATTGTTCCTTCTTATATTACTTGGAATGGGCAACTTAATGAAGCCTTTTCTGAATTAGATAGGCTGGTTGATATGGTCTTAATGGTTGCTGAAATACCAGCTGTTGCTTTAGGGAAAGGTGATTCAGGGACTTCAGGAAGTTCAGGGCTTGCTATTAAATGGAGAATGAACAGTATACTGGCTAAGATAAACAGGAAGAAACAATATTACTCTAAAGGAATCAAGCAAGTATTTTATATAGCTCAGAAGCTTGAAGAGGCTTTAGGTATTGCAGATTATGATATTACTGTTCCAGTACTACACTTCCAAGATGGGCTTCCAAAGGATGAAATGGAGCAGGCCAATATAATGAGTGTCAGAACTGGTGGAGCTAAGACACTAAGTCAAAAATCAGCTGTAATGATACTAAACAACTTTACAGAAGAACAGGCTGAGCTTGAGATTGAAAGAATTAAACAGGAAGAGGAAGAAGCTTTAGAAACAGCTGACCCTTCAGTGTTTAATGAGTTGGAGCCTGAAGGATCAAATATTAATGATTTAGAAATTGCTGAGGTAGAAATATAAAATTTTAGGGGAGGAATACCATGACTGAAAAAGAATTTAATAAGCTTTTGGCTGAGGTTATGAAACTTCATAGAAAGGGTAATCAAAATATACCAGCAAGAAGGATTGAAACATCTTCAGAAGCTATATCAAAGAAGTATGCAACAGTATATAAGAAGATATTTAAAGAGCTTCATGGTCAACTAGCTGATAATTTTGGGGTATTATCTTCCCCTTCTTATCAGTCACATTTGGCTTTAATGCAATTAATTGAAAAGAGGATGACAGAGTTGGACAGTGCTGTGGCTCAGGTGGTTAAACAGGAGCTAGAGGAATCTTATGTGACAGCCAAGTTGTTTCATGCTTTAGCCAGTGAAACTATAAAGGATATTGAAGCCTTAAAGGGTGCTGTTCCTTACTCTACCTTAAACACCTTTAAAATGGAACAGATAGTACAGGATACAATGGATGATTTACTATTCACTACTCAACACACTTCAAAAGAATTGAAGAAGCTTGTCAGGGAAGTGTTCAGTAAGAATTTACAATATCATACCTTAAAAGAAGAAAATCAGAAAGAGATTAAAAAGATTATTGAAAAAGAACTTTCAAGAAATGGGCTAAAGGATTCTCTAAATAAGAAAGGATTCATAGGGCTGGTTGATAAGTCAGGAAGGAAATGGAGTACTAAGAATTATGTTGACATGGCTGTTAAGACAAAGCTAAATCAGGCATATGTGGAAGGTCTAAAGGATAGAGCAGTAGAAACAGGCTTTGATATGGCTGTTATCCCTGAGAAGGGGGCAAAAGATAGCTGTAGATACTTTGAGGGGATGTTGATATCCCTAACTGGTACAGCCAAAGGCTTCCCTACATATGACAGCCTACAGTCTACAGGGCTTATATTTCATCCTAGGTGTGTTCATTCTCCTTTCCCAGTGGGTGATATATCTTTATTACCACAAGAGGACATAGACAGGCACAATGAAAAGGTTAGAGGATTAAAGAGTGTGACAGCAGTCAAAAGAAAAAAATAAAAATTTATAAAAAAATTACTTGTTTTTGTCACAAGTTGTTAAAGGTGTATATGAGAAGGTGGGGAAACAACAAGGACAGGCTTTACTGTCCCTTCCCTTCCTTATTTTAAAAGAGCTAGCTGGTTCTCCTTTGATTGACAGGACCTGACCAGCTGGTTACTATTGCAAAATAATGAGGGGGAAATAAGTATGGAAAATAATGAAGTTAAAGAGCCAGTTAAAACTGAAGAACCAACAGAAATGGCTGAGCCTAAAAAGGAAGAACCAAAACAAGAGGAACCTAAAAAGGAGCCTAAGAAAGAGGAATCTAAACAAGAAGAAGTACAGGATCAAAACAATTCAGAATTACAATCTGTAAGAAAAGAACTTGAAGAAGCTAATAAGAAAGTGGCTGAAATAGAGGGCTTAAATGCTACTATAGAAACTCTAAAAAATGAAGCTTCTCAAAAAGATACTGTTATAAAAGAATATGAGGATTTAATAACTAAGATGGTTGAAACAAAGATGGAACAGGTACCTGAAGATTATAGGGACTTGATTCCTGATAACTTAGACCTTAAAGGTAAATTATCATGGTTAGAAAAGGCTGAAGCTAAAGGTTTATTTACTAAGGAAGAAAAGAAAAAACCAAATGTGGAAATAGGGAAGCCCTTAAATGTAGATGTTCCAGCTGTAGATACAGCTAAGCTGTCAGGGGGAGAGTTATTAAGAATGGCTTACAACTCAATTAAGAAATAAGAAATAACACAAGTACTGTGGTGCAAGATTGCCACAGTCTTTTTTATATTAAAGAAATTTTAGGAGGAATTAGTTAATGTTATTATTAAATGAAGCAAAATTATTAACACAAGATATGCTCCAAAGGGGTGTCATAGAAACTATGGCTAAAACTTCAGGAGTATTACAAAGATTACCTTTCATAGAAGTTATGGGGTCAGGATATGCTTACAATGTAGTGGAGGAATTACCTTCTGTACAATACAGAGCTGTAAATGGTACTTACACTGAAAGTACAGCTGAACCAAAACAAACAGTGGAACACTTAGTTATATTAGGTGGAGATGCTGATGTGGATGTTTACCTAACAAGAACACATTCAAATTTAAATGAATTAAGAGCTATGCAAACAGAATTAAAAGCTAAAGCTGTTGCTAGACAATTTGAAAAAGACTTCTTCACTGGTGCTGGAACATCTGATGCTTTAAAAGGTTTAGATGCTAGACAAACTGGTGATGTAGCTGGTACTAAACAAACTGAAGAGGATTTATCTTTAGATGCTTTAAATGAATTACTTGATAATGTAGTAGATGGTGCAGATGCTATGTTTATGAGTAAAACAATGAGAAGGGAAGTTATGAAACTTCTTCAAGAAAATAAACACTATATAGAAAATGGTACTGATGCCTTTGGTAGACCAGTAGCTATGTATGGTGGGGTTGAGATAGTTCCAGTTGAGGATTCTTTAATACCTAAAAATAAAATATATGCTGTTAAATTTGGTACTGATTCATATGTACATGGATTATCAAATGGTGGTGTTCAAGCTAGGGATTTAGGTGAATTAGATACTAAACCTTGCTACAGAACAAGAATAGAGTTCTACTGTGGTTTAGCTACTAAACATAAAAATTGCTTCTCTGTATTAGAAATAAGCAATGTTTCAAGAGCTAAAGCTAAAGGGAAAGCTGTTAAGTAGTCATAATTAATAATTAGGGAAGCTGAAAGGCTTCCTTTTTTATTTGGATATTTGGGGGTGTATTAAATGGATTTAGTGCAACAAGTACATGAGTTCATAGATGAAAATATAATACACACTGAAGCATGGGATTCAGCAGAAGAAAAACAAAGGTCTAAAGCTGTTAATCATGCTAAAAGAACACTGGAAAGGCTGTTCCCTAAAGCTTATACAGAAGGGGTTCCAGTTGAACACTTGGCTGAACAGTGTGTATGGCTTTTGAAGTTAGATGAAATGATTCAGAAATCAGAAATGGGTGTTACTTACTTCAGTATAGATGGGATCAATGTCACTATCTCAGCTAAGGATAACAGCCTATGCCCCTTCCTATTGGATTATCACAATCTATCTTCAGGTTGGAACATGAAAAGGAAAATAGCAAGGTATTCAACATCATTACTAGATAGTAATAGAAAGGGATGGTGTTAGTATGAAGTTACTGCCTGAAAAGGAATCAATATATCTAATTTCTAAAGGTGGATTTGATGCTTGGGGACTTCCTACTACTTCAGAAGAAAAGAAGCTTATTAAATGTTATATAAAAGCTTCTCAGACTTCTACAGGCTTACGGGACACAGGAGGAAAACAAATAATACCAACTTATGATATTTCCTTTAATGGTGCTGTTGCTATTAGAGTGGGGGACTTGGTAGAGGTAGAAGGGGAAACTAAGGAGATTCTGAAAAGGATAGAAATTAAAGACCTTTCTAGGAAGGTTCTAGTGACTAAGGTCACTGTTTAAGGAGTGATTAAATGGCTATAGAAATAATTTTACCTGTTAAGGGCTTCATGGCTTTGCAAAATGGAGTTAAAACACAGGTTAAAACAGCCATCACTGACTGCACTAATGACCTTTTAAGGGTTGCTTCTTTAAGGTCACCAACTGATTCAGGAACACTAGAACAGTCAGGAACCTCTAGGGTTTCTACTGGTTCTAGTATTACTGGTGAGGTATCTTTTAGGGCTGTTAAAAGGGGTTACAACTATGCTTATAAGATGGACACTGGAAAATATAATTTAGGTGAAAAGTCTAAAAGCAAATCAGCTTCAGGAGTTAGAAGCCAATTTAGTAAAGGCACCATGAAAGTTGGGACTGGTTACCTATCAGATACAATCAAAAGTTGTGAAAAAGGATATAAGGAGCATATTCAGGATAAGGTTGATGTTGCTATCAAGATGGGTGGCTTTGTTAAGTAAGGAGGGCTTTTATGAGTGTGATTGAGTTAGCAAAATTATTGACTGAGTTATCAGGTCAAGAAATATATGCTGTTAATTTCCCCAGCTTTACAAAAGGGAATTTTGTTAAATTAGAAATACTTTCAGGCATTGTTGAAACAGGTGGGGTTCAGGACTTTAACATTCAGTTGATGTTTAAGTCTGAGAATCATCCAGCTAAGGCTGAAGCTTCAGCAATAGATTGTATAAATAAATTAAACATGGTTACAAATAAAGAATTTGCTGATGGAAAATATCAGCTGATTCTATTGAGAGTTAGTACACCACAGCCCATATTTGTGGGTGAAACTCAGACAGGTGAATTTATCTTTTCTGTAGATTTCAGGGTATTGACAACAAAAATATAACAACTTTTGAAAAGTATTTTTCAATTTCACTGTAGCTGTTTTTGAAAGATACTTTTCAATTTTAAAGAAAGGTGGATAAAAACATGGCTAAAAAGATTGCTGGTGTAGATGTTTTATTAAAAATTAAGAAAAATGGTGGTTCTTTTGTAGCAATAGGAGGACAAAAGGGTGCTTCATTATCAAGAAGTGCTGAAACAATAGATGTGTCTGACAAGACTTCAGAAGGTTGGACTGAATCAATAATGGGTCTTAAATCTTGGTCTTTAGACTGTGAAGGGTTTGTTTGCTTAGGAGATGAAGGCTTTGAGGAATTACACACTGCTTTTGATGAAAGAAAGGCTATAGATGTTGAAATAAAAGTGGGAGATACTGAAGGATATACTTACACAGGTAAAGTGGTTATAACAGATTTTCCTGAAGAATTTCCACAAGATGATGCTGTTACTTACTCACTAACTTTACAGGGGGCTTCACCTTTAAAAAGAGCTAAGAACTCAGAGATGAGAGCTAAAAAGAGCAAATAATTTAAACTTAAAATAAGGATGGGAGAAAATTAATTATGAAAAAGAACATGGTAAAAATAGAGTTAGCTGGTCAAGAAAGACATTTACATTATAATTTAAACTCTTTAGAGATTATAGAGGATTTAACTGGGTCTACATTAGACAAGATAACACAAAATATATCAATGAAAACTTTAAAAGTGTTAGTCTATGCTGGACTAATACATGAGGACAAAGACCTAACAGTTGAAGCTGTAGGTGAAATGATAGGCTTTGGTGATATACAAGCTGTTTCTGAGGCTATAGGTCAAGCCTTTGGGGGTTTGCAATAATCTTAGGACTATCTAATACTTCTGAAATAAAGTACTGGGCTTATGGCAAATTAGGACTGAAGCCTTCAGAGGTTTATAATCTTGACCTTAGTATCTTGTGTGATATGGTTCTAGCACATACTAAGGCTGAGGAAGAAGCCTTTGATATGCAGATGATTATGTTGTCATGGCAAACAGCTTTATTAATGAATAGTACAGGCAACTATAAAAAGAAAATTAAGCCTGAAGATTTATACATCCCTTTAGAAAAGCAAAGGGAACAAGAAAAGGTTAGGGCTAAGGGAATTGATCCTGAAGAAAAGAAAAAATTACAAGATGAATTAATGGCAACTTTTGGACTGTCATAATTCTTTTAGGGGCTGTTGGGTGATATTCCTGACAGCCTTTTTTTATTATTCAAATTTGAAAAATAATTTTCAAAAATAAACTGAAAGGTGGAAAAAATATGGCATCAAATGATGTAATTGTAAAATTACAGGCTGACATTAGTAATCTTGAGAAAGGATTAAAACAGGCTCAGTCAAGTATTCAAGGTCTATCTGATACTACTTCCAAAAGTTCTTCATCTATGGATGGGGCTTTGAGTAAGGTTGGAAAGGCTATTGGGACAGCTTTTGCTGTAGATAAGGTTGTTGGATTTGGTAAGAGTGTAATTAATACTACATCTACATTCTCTGATTCAATGCTTAGTGTAAAAGCCCTGTCAAGTGCAACACAAGGTGAATTCAATGCAATGAAAAATGTTGCAATTGAGTATGGTTCAACTACAGCCCACAGTGCTTCAGATGTTGCTGATGCAATGGGTTATATGGCTTTAAGTGGAATGAATTGCCAAGAAATCATGGATGGAGTTGGGGGAGTACTTTCACTATCAAGTGCTTCAGCCCTAGATTTAGCAACCACTTCAGATATTTTAACAGATAGCATGTCAATGTTTAACCTGACTGCTGAAGATACTGCTAGGGCTTCAGATGTGTTTGCTAAGGTTCAGGCAAGTGCCAATACCAATGTACAGCAACTTGGTGAGGGGATGAAATATGCAGGGGCAACAGCTTCAGCATTTGGATTAGATATAGAACAAGCTTCTGCTATGCTGGGTATCATGGCAAATAATGGTATTAAGGCTGGTAGTGGAGGGAATGCCCTTAAAAATATTCTGAGTAGATTGGCAAGTCCTACTGCTGAAGTTACAAAAGGATTCCAAACATTAGGATTATCTACTGCTGATGTAGAAGCTGGATGTAAAGACTTAGGATCATTCCTTCCTTTACTTAAAGAAAAGTTTGCTGGATTATCTGAAACCCAACAAGTTGCTACAGCAAAACAAATAGCTGGGTCTGAATCAATGTCAGGATTCTTGGCACTTGTTAATGCTTCAACTGATGATTTACCTAAGCTGACTGAAGAGCTGTATAATTGTAGTGGCTTTGCTGAAGATACAGCCAACACAATGGAATCAGGTCTTGGTGGGGCTATAAGGGGACTTGAATCAGCTTGGGAGGGTTTACTGATAAAGATTGGGTCTAAGGTAGAAGAACCTCTGTCTGACTTAATTGAAAAGCTTTCAGAAGGTATAAACAATCTTTTACCAGCACTGGAAAGTTTTTGGAAGAAGTATGGGGATATCATCACTGTCTTTGGAACTTCTATAGGTACTTTCATGGGTGTTAAGGGGGCATTAGGTAAATTAATCCCAGCTTTCCAAGGTGTTAAGAAGGGTATAGAAGCTCTTAAAACTGTTAAATCCATATCAGGTATGTTTGGACTATTAAAAGGTGCAATTATGGGGTTAACAGGTTGTAATCCAGTAGTGTTAGCTGTAGCTGGTGTTGTAGCAGTTTTGGCTGGTATAGGTGTATTAATTTATAAAAACTGGGATGCAATAAAAGAATACTGTATCAATCTTTGGAACAGTATTAAGGATACTGTTGGGGGTATCATAGATGGAATAGTGGAAGGATTTAAAGACTTTGTAAAGTCAACTCAAGACACATTCTCAAAGATGGGTGACAAGCTAGGTGAGTGCTGGCAAAAAGTGAAAGATACTTGCCAACAAGCATGGGACACAATCTGTGATGTTGTGGATGTTGCCCTTCAGCTTATAGGCAACTTAATTAAGTTTGGTATGGAATTAATATTTGTGCCTTGGAAATTAATTTGGGAGAACTGTAAATCTTGGCTACAGCCTATTCTAGAATCAATATGGTCTAAGATTCAGGAGGTAATGCACAAGATAGGTGATAAGGTAAGGGAAATCTGTGAAAAGGTATATAACTACTTTAAGGATAAATTTACAGCTGTGAAGGAATTTGTATCACAAGTTTTCTCAACAATACACCAATACATATCTAGTAAAATGCAAGCTGTTTCTAGTTTCATAGGTGGGATCTTAGATAATATAAAATCTTTCTTTAGCTCTAAATTCAACCAAGCTAGGGACATAACACAGCAAGTATTTTCAAGAATACATGAAGCAATAAGCTCTAAGATTCAACAAGCTAAGGATAAGGTAAGCTCTGTCTTAGATACTATAAAAAGTGCCTTCAGCACTAAGTTAAATCAAGCTAAGGACATAGTTGGTAAAATCTTTGACAATATAAAAAATGCCATTAAATCCAAGATAGAGGGGGCCTTATCTGTTGTAAAAAATACCATAAATAAAATAAAGAGTGCCTTCAACTTCAGCTGGTCATTACCTAAGCTTAAATTACCTCATGTTAAAATCAGTGGTAAGTTCAGTTTAAATCCACCATCAGCCCCTTCATTTGGGATAGATTGGTACCAAACTGGAGGTATATTCACTGGTGCAAGTGTCATAGGGGTAGGGGAAAATGGTGATGAAGCTGTTGTTCCTTTATCAAACAAAAGAAGGATGAAACCTTTTGCCAGTGCTGTTGCTTCTATGATAGGTTCACCAGCAACAACTACAGCTACAGGCTCAGGTGACATTGTTATCAATGTTGGGGAGTTAGTAGTTAGAGAAGAAGCTGACATAAAAAGAATAGCTAGAGAGCTTAAAACTCTACAAGACAGAGAAAATAGAAAAAGAGGTATTGTTTAATTATTAGGAGTGTGGTTTTGGGACCATGCTCCTTTTTGAATAATATCTTTCAATTTTAGGAGGTTTAAAATGTATAACTTAATATACAATGATATAAATTTTTCAGAACATATAAAGGTCTTAGAAGTTAAAAAAAGTATCTTGCCACCAAGAACAAACTATACTACTGACATACCTTATGCTATGGGTGAGAGGTACAGAGGGTTTAAATTTGGGGCTAGGGAGATAGAAATAGATATTGCCCTTATCTGTTCTGACCATCAATCTTATAACAACTTGATAAGGATGTTAGCTGGTGCTTTAAATGTTTCTGAGCCTAAGAAATTGTACTTAGGAGAAGAATTAGATAAATATTATTATGCTGTTCCTGAAGCTTCTGATTCTTTAGACCAAACCCTTGCTGTAGGCAAAGGAACTTTAGGATTCATATGTTATGACCCTGTTGCCTACACTGATGAAATGAAGTTATTTGAAGGGGATAATCTTACTGGAATAACAACAATAAATAATTATGGTAATTTAGAAGCCCATCCTGTAATATCAGTGGCCTTTACACAGTCAGCACATTTCTTACAAGTTACAAACTATGATAAAAAGACCATATTAGTGGGACAAAGACCTTCTGTGGATGTTCCTTCAGTAGAAACAAATCCAGTTATCTTAAATGATGATTGTGGGAGTACTGTTGGTTGGGCTTCTTCAGGAAATGTATTAGATAGTGATGTTCCAAGGGAAGTCATGGGAAGTGTGGCTGTAAATAAATATGGTACTGGTATCACTGGGAGAGATTATGGGTCATCAGATAATGGTTGGCATGGTGCCAGTGTTAGAAGAAATCTTTCAACTGCTGTGCAAGATTTTGAAGTGAATATTGATGTGGCTTTTGATTCTAAAGACACAGGTGTTAGTGGTTCAGGTGGCACTGAATCATCAGGAGGTACTGGGGGAACTGGTGGTACAAGTACATCAGGTACATATAAGATTACAGCTAGTCCATCTTTAAGGATTAGAGCTGATAGAAATACAAAAGCTAAGATTTTAGGAAAGATTCCACTAAATAAAACTGTTGAGGTTTCAGACATAGCTAAAGGTTGGGGTAAGGTTACCTATAACAAGGTTACTGGATATATAAGCATGGGACATACTAAGGTTGTAGCTAATACTGGTAGTACTGGGGCTAGGTATAGGGTTAACACTTCTGCTGGTCTGCATCTGAGAAGTGGTAGAGGATCAAGCTACACTTCTATTGCTAAGATACCATACAACACCATTGTAACAGTAACAGATATTCAGAATGGATGGGTTAGGGTTGCCTATAATGGTAAAACTGGTTTCTGCTCAATGCAATATCTTACAGCAGTTAGTAGGAGCCTAGGTGGTGCTATGGTCATAGATGAATCAGAATATGAGGACTTTAGTAAAATGGGAAGAATAGAGGTTTACTTATTTGATGAAAACAGTCAGAAGATAGGAAAGTTCAGTGTCAAGGATTCTCAAGCCTTTTATGAATTTGTAGAGCCTGAAATTTTTATAGGCAGTAATAGGGTTTTATATGACAGCACTGTTTGTCCTAAAGCTAAGACTGAAACAAGGACAGAGGGAGAAGAAAAGGTAACTGTCAATATTGATTCAGGTAAATATGGGGCTTGGAATGATGGAACAATAAGATTCTCATTAAGTAGGTCAGGAACAATGTGGCAATGTAAAATGCAGAAGTTACAAAATGGTAAAGTGGTTAAAACTCTATCAAGTAATACTTTAGTCAATTCAAAATACCCTACAGGTAAACTTGCCAGTGTGGTGTTATGGTTTGGTCAGTACAAATCTGCTCCTGTTTCTGATACTATTTCAGTTGAAAATGTGAGGGTTACCTCATATTCAGAACAAACAGAAGAAATTGTAAATAACCCAATATTCCAAAATGGGGATGAACTTCAAATTAACTGTGAGGAACATAAAATTTATCTTAATGGTGTTCTTTTTATGGATAAGCTGGATATAGGCTCAGAATTCTTCACATCAGCCCCAGGGGATTCACAATTCTTGGTGAAGTCAGATGATAGATACATTCATACCATAACTGGTATAAGAGAGAAATTTTTATAAAACAAATACTAAAGGATGTGGGTAATATTGCTACATCCTTTTTAGTTTAGGAGGGAAAATAATATGATTTATATATTAAATAAGAATGAGGAAATAGTTGGAGTATTATCTAATAATGGCCATGCTTCACAGGTAACACCTTTTTGGGATGATGTTCACAGCTTAGACTTAGATAATGGGTCTGAATCATATGAATTTACCACTTTGGGGGATTCACCTGAAGCTTCTTATTTAGAAGTAGGAAACTATATAGCCTTTGACTTTAATGGTGAAGTGAAGCTGTTTGCTATAGTTGATATTGAAGATAATCACACAGATGTATTTAATAAGACTGTATATACTGAATCCTGTGGTCTTGAACTGCTAAACAGTTATGTCAGACCTGTAAGCATGGTGGGAGTAAATATAAAAAGTTTTATGGATTCAATACTGGCTGATACTCCATTTAAATTAGGTAATGTAAGTTTATCTTTAACAGCTTTAGAGGATGTTGAGATAGATAAACATACTTCTGTATATTCATTAATTCAAGATATTGCTATAGGTAAATTTGGAGCTGAAGTGTCTTTCAGGGTTAAGATTGTAAATAACAGAATAGTTGCTAGGTATGTTGACCTATACACTCAAAGGGGTGCTAGGGATTTACATAGGTTTGAGTATGGATTTAATATGTCAGGGGTAACAAGAAAAGTTGATTCAACAGAGGTTTGTACTGCATTAATAGGGGTAGGGGCTGATAATATAGACATGAAATCAGTGGAAGCAGAGGATAAGCCCTTAGACCAAGATTTCATTGTTAACCAAGAAGCTTTTGAAAGATTCAATGTCAGGGGTAATCATATCTTTGGTGTATTTGAATGTGATGCCAATTCACCTCATGAGCTACTGCTATTAACTAGAGAAGAAAGTATCAAAAGGTCTACCCCAAAAATAACTTATGATTTAAGTTTAGAAATGTTAGGAGAACAAGTGGGGCTAGGGGACACTGTGTATATTATAGACAACACTTTTAATCCACCTCTACATTTAGAAGCAAGGGTACAGAAATTAGAATTATCTCAATCTGACCCAACATCTAATAATTGTACTTTAACAAACTTCAAAGAAGTATCTAGTAATATCACAGATGAAATGAGGGCTATGGCTGATAAACTTGTTTACATCTCAAATAAATTTGAAGGTACTGCTGAAGAATTGAAAGATAAGATTCAATCTATCCAAGTGGGGGGTAGAAACCTATTACTGGATTCTGTAAGGAAGGCCACAAACAATAATCACCCAACAGCAATATTTACACTTTCACAACTAGAGCCTTATGAAGAAGGGGCTGACTACACCATAACAATAAAAGGGCAGTTAGGAGAAAGAAAAAGAGCTTGGCAGGTGTGTAATTCAGGGGGAGTTACTGAGCTGTGTCAATTAACTCCTGAAGATAGAAAGCCTGATGGAAGATATGTAAAAACATTCAAATGGATTAAAGGTAAAGATGCCTTTATCAACATATATCCAATATCAACATCAATAGATGCTGAGAATACTATTGAATGGGTTAAGCTTGAATATGGGAATGTTGCTTCAGCTCATAGTTATGCCCAAGAAGATTTAGATCAAGTTGTTGAAGATAAATTAAACAATACTGAAACAATCTTAAATCAAAATATAGATAATGCTGTTCAGGATTCTCAGAAAGAAATCCTAAATAATGTGGCTGAAAACTATGCTGATAGGGTAACTATTACTGAAATGCAAAGTGGCATCAGTTCCCAAATAACCCAAACTAATCAAATGGTAGAATTAAATTTCAATAGAGTTAATGACTACACTGTAAAAGTAGGGGATGAGTTAAACAAGTATAAGGAGGAAGTAAAAACACATATTAGATTTTCTGAAAATGGCATGGAGCTGGGTCAAATCAATTCACCATTTACAGCTTCATTAGACAATAAGAAACTAGCCTTTTTAGAAAATGATAAAGAAGTTGCTTATATTTCCAACAACAAAATGCACATTACACAGGCTGAGATTGGGCAATCTCTAAAGATTGGTAGTGTAGAACAGGGATTCTTTACTTGGCAAGAAGGGGCTAATGGGAATCTATCTTTAAAATGGAGTAGAGCATAATTGGAGGGATATAAATGATTAATAGAAATATAGACCTAAGAGCAACATCAGGAAGTGTTGTAAATGCTTTTAGGACAGGGTACAAGGTTCAGGTTGTTTGGACAGTAAACAGCCAAGACCCAACAACAAACACATCTAATGTAACTTTTAAATGTCAACTGGTGAGTAGTGCTGGGTATACAATATCATCTTCAGCAACACAGACTGGTACTGTTACAATCAATGGAACTAAATATAGCTTCACATATAATGCAACACTTACTGGTGGACAGACTAAGACCTTATATACTAAGACATTGGATATAAAACATAATTCAGATGGGACAAAGAGCTGTGATATATCAGCAACTTTTCCACTGAATGTATATCTTTCAGGGAAGCTTTGGACAAGTGTTACAGCCACAGGAATAGCTTCCTTTAATACTATCCCAAGGGTATCAACATTTACAATAAATACAACAGATATTATTTTAGGAAGTACAGCTGTTGAGGTTACTATAAATAAATCATCTTCAGCCTTTACACATAAGCTATACTATAAGCTGGGGTCAATCAGTAAACTGCTATTAGATTCAGGAGCCACTTCTGTTACTTTTACCCCTAGTATATCTGATTGTAATGAGTTGCCAAACAGTATTACTGGGGCTGGTGAAATGGTTTTAGAAACATACAGCAATGGTACAAAGATGGGTCAGACCACAACAAACTTTGTTGCCCATGTACCAACTTCAGTAAAACCCACATTTACAGAAATAACAACTGAGTTAATTCCAGTAGGTATTAATAGTTCTGTTGGATATGTTCAGAATAAATCCAAATGTAAATTATCTGTAAAAGGGGCTGAGGGTGTTTATGGGTCTACAATTACTAACTATGTAGTAAAAGGTGGTAACTATTCATCCAATGTTGCTGAATCCACTACTGGACTTTTAACTGAAGCTGGTACAATATCATTCACTGCTTATGTTGTGGATTCAAGGGGTAGGCAATCAGCCACTAAAACTGTATCTATACAAGTACAGCCTTATACTAACCCCAAAATACTAGAACTATCTGCTAGAAGGTCTTTATCAAATGGATTAACAGATGAAGATGGGACTTATGCAAAAGTTTATACTAATTATTCTTTTGCTGACATTGGAGGATCAAATAGTGTTAGAGTTCAACTTAGCTATAGAAAAACAGGGGATTCTAATTTTACTGTAGCTAGTCAGGTTCCTGTTCAAGATGGGGCTGTGGTTATAGGGGGTAGCTTTGAAACAACATCAGCCTATGAAATCAAGTTCACTCTTTCTGATAACTTTACAACAGTAGAGGAATCTGTAATAGTAGCAACTTCTTTTGTTACTTTGGATTTCTTAAAGGGTGGTAAAGGCATAGCTATAGGAAAGACATCTGAGAAGGAAGGTCTATTTGACATCAACATGGATGTGGCTATCAAAGGAAGGCTTTCTGTAAATGGGGTTGACATAAGTTCAGGAGGTTCTTCAGGTGGGAGTTCTGCTCCTGTAGACACTACTAAGTTAGTTACTAAAGCTATGGTTAATGGGCTTACTGGTGATAAGAATGATATATATAATAAAATTCCTTATGTGGCTTCAGATGGTTCTATGGAAGTGGGACAATATATTGATTTTCATTTACCAAATACCAGCACTGATTACAGTGGTAGATTAGCTTTAACTTCAGCCAACACTTTAAAGTTTTTAGGAAACTTCTATTCTACTGGGAATTTACAAGCACCAATTATTAAATTAGATAAATCAGGAAAGATTGTAGCCAGTACAGGCAAAGCAATAATTACTGATAAAGGAAGTAATAATATATCCCTTACTGCTACTGGTGGGGCATTGTCTTTAGGTGAATCTAATACCACTAAAATAGAGTTAGGCTGTCACCAGTGGGATGTTGGGGCCTCATCAGGGACAGCTTTAATGTTTAATCCCAAGTGGTCAGGGTCAAAAGGTACAGAAATATCTTTATGGAATAATCTTGGTAAAGGTTGGGGTTATTTAGGGGGTGTTGGCTATGAGTGGTACAGGGTTTATGGTACTGGTGGGTCTGTATCTAAAAGATCAACAAAATATGATATACAAAAATTTGATAATGAGTATCTATACAACACAGTAAAGGATTTAAACACTTATGGCTACAGAACTATATCAGATATAAAAGATGAAGCTGACACTGTATCTGCAAGGGTCAAAAGATCTGATATGCAACTTGGTTGTATGATAGATGAGTTACCTATGGAGGTAGTTCTATATGATAATGAAGGTGGGGATGGTGGAGCAGTAGACAACTATGCCTACACTACCCTGGTGCTAGGAGCTGTTAAACATCTACAGCAGAAGGTAGAATCACTTGAATCTGAAAAAGAAGCTTTAGAGCAAAGATTATTAAAATTAGAGGGGGTTATTTATAATGGCATTAATTAAGGAAAATAATATAAATCAATTTGGTGTTCAAGAGGAATACTATAGAATACTGGCAATAAACCTGAATATGCAGTTTAAATACTGTGATATTACTGTTGGTGGATATACAAGTAAAGAAGCAAGGCTTTCTGAAGTTGAACCCATGAACATTAGAAAGGTAAGAGCCAAATGGGTAGAAGATGAATTTGAAAAGTACTTTTCAGCTAGAAGCATGAACAATAAATCTGTATATGTTCAGGCCTATAAGTATCTTGAAACTGAAGAGTTCTTTAAAGATTGTATAGCAGACTAGGGGGGTTTATGTTAGAACAAAGTTTTGAAAACATCACAGGTATTATTATAGGAGTTGTTTCAGCCTTAATTGGGGGCTGGGACTTCACTCTTCAGGTTTTATTAATATTAATTGCTATAGATATTCTTACAGGGGTATTCAAAGGCTTACATGGGTTTGCCTTTACTTCCAAACAATTCAGAGAAGGATTAGTTACTAAAGCTGGGTATATCCTAATTTTAATACTGTGTTTCCAGCTAGACACTCTTATGGGCAACACAGACCCAGTAATAAGGACTGTGGTTACTATATTCTACATTTCTGTTGAAGGATCTTCCATCATAGAGAATCTTGGGGCTGTAGGGGTTCCTATACCTGAAGTGATTAGAGAAAGATTAGCTAAACTCCATGATGTAGCTGATGAAACATCCCCTTCTGAATTGAAAGATACTTTTCAAAAATAATTAAATTAAAGTAAAGTATTGACCATACACAAACACTATGATATAATATATTTAATATTTGTTTAATGGCTATTGGTTGAGCCATTAGGCACTCAATACAGGGTATTGATACAGTACCATCTGTTTTGGGTTTTGGTTATTCAGAAAAACAGTCCTTTTGGTTGGGGGCTGTTTTTTTTATGCCCATTTTACCAGTTTTATTGAAAAGTATTTTTCAATTTGAGTACAGCTGAAGCTATTTTGAAAAATATTTTTCAATAATAAGCTTGTTTTTAATATTGTTTGTTTGCAGTAGTTTGTGTAAATAGTGAAAGGGGGTCATATTATGGCTATTAAAATTATTGATACTGGTTTAGTCTTTACTGGATTAAAGCACACTAATAAACCAGTTGAATGTATTTTACACCATGCTTCAGGCAATGGAACAGTTGAAGCTATACATGAGTTTCACAAATCAAAAGGTTGGGGTGGAATTGGATATAATTATTATGTAAGAAAAGATGGTACAGTATACAAAGGTAGACCTATTACAGCAGTTGGTTGTCATTGTTCTGCACAGGGCAAGAACAGGGTTTCTATTGGTGTGTGCTTTGAAGGTAATCTTCAAGAGAACACAATGCCACAGGCTCAAATAGAAGCTGGGAAACAGCTGTGCAAGTATATCAGAGAGTATCACAAAATCACTAAGTTTGCTAAACACAGAGATTATGCAAATACAGACTGTCCTGGTAAGAATTTTCCTTTTGATGAAATAACTAAAGGTACTGCAACAGCCCCATCTACTTCTAAAGGGGTTTATAAAATAACAGCTGAAGATGGTTTAAACATCAGGGCTGGTAAAAGTACAGGCTTCAACATACTTGGCAACTTACCACATAACACAGTTATAGACATTTCTGAAGTGTCTGCTGGTTGGGGCAAGGTTACATACAATAAAGTCACAGGCTATGTGTCTATGGCTTACTGTGAAGCTGTAAAAGGTTCTAAAGTAATATCTAACCAATACAATGATTGGGTGGCTAGACTACAAACAGCTTGTAATATTTTAGGGTACTCTAAAAACACAGCAGAAGCTTGTCCTGAACTTAAAAAGGGTTCTACTGGTGAGGTAGTAAGGTTACTACAGGAACATCTTACTGTTGTATATAATTTAGACTGCAAAGGTGTTGATGGTTCTTTTGGTGCTGGTATGGAATCAGCAGTAAAAACATATCAAACAAATAATGGTCTAGAAGCCACTGGTGTGTGGGATCTGAAAGCATGGTCTAAAATTTTGGGACTATAAATTAACTGGTTGGGGCATTAAGCCCCAGCCTTTTTTTTATCCATGCATCATATCATATTGGACTAATTCATCCATTAAGGCTCTTTTTATGTATGCAAATTGTTGTATACCAAAAGTGTCTACCTTATCCTTTTCCATAGCCTTAGACATTAGGGTTAGCAGAATCTTAAACCTAGGACTTTCAGGCTCCATGAACTGTTCAGCATAGAAGTCATATTCATTCATAAATGGGTCTAAAGCTGATTTAGTCATAGCTGTTTTTTCAAGTAAGAACTTTTTAAATTCTTCTTTTACATCAGCCTTTCCCTCATTAGGGTCAGCTGGAGCTTCTACCACTAAAGGTTGTTCAAAATATTTCTTAGTTTCAAAATCAGTTACTTTGAAAACAACTTCAGCAACTTTTCTCCCTTTCTTAATTTCACAAGTTTTATCAAACTCTATTTGCATATTTCCAGTTTTATTTATTTCTTTTATAGCTGGTAGTAATACCCTTCTTTTAAAGTCAGCATATGAAGGATATAATTTATCAAGTTGAAGATAGCTTCTTAATGTTTCTATCTTAAATTTAATCTCCACTTCTTGGTTTTGTCTGCTCCACATTCTTAATAAAGTATATATTCTTTGAGTGTAAGCTCCTTTAAACCCAAATAGTAAAGATAAGTTTATTGGACTATACCCTTCTTGTTGCATTCTCACAAAGTTTGTAATATGTTCATATAACTTTTTATGTATTTCTATAGTATAGACTTGTTCATCATGATCTAATGTATAAGCTGTAATTAATCCTGACCCAAATGTTTTTAAGTTTCCTGTTTCTTCATCTAAATAGTCAAATTCTAATATACTTTGTTGGAACATATTTAGTCTTTCTTTTATAGATGATGATACATAATCCACTGGGCTTTTTATAAAGCTTTGTATTTCAGATGTAGTTAATGTTGCTTGGTAGTTTTCAGCCCCTTGTGTGTGTTGTTTTTGGGCATTGTACAATATTTTATAGAATAATTTATTCTCTATTGAAGTAAAGTTATATCTACTCTTTACTAGGTTATTTGGTTGCATTAATATTTCTTGGTTACTCATTGTTTTGTTCCTCTTTTCTGTAATGTTATAAGCTTATTATACATACCAAAAATACATCTGTCAACACTAACTATGACAAAAACATAATCAGTCATAATTAAAATATGACAAAAACATAATCAGTCATATTTCATTATGCAAATGTCATATTTAGATAGATATTTGACCCTATTTTATTAAAATTAACAGCAAAATGCCTTTTTCTGAATCCTAGTGTTTTCAATGGTTGTATGAGTTGTTCACAGTACTATCCACAGGGTTATGCACAGACTTGTCCACAGGCATTATGTTTTTGTCATAGTTCATTATGTTTTTGTCATAGTTCATTATGTTTTTG